CTTTTGGACAAATCAAGATAAATAACTAAAAAAGATAAATGGTAAACGGATTTAATGTAACAGGAAGTTTATCACCTAATGCGGAAAGAATTGCTGCGGCTGCTTCTGCCAAACTTTCTTCGTCTGCGGCACCTCTTAGATATCCACAGAAGAGTATTGGTAAAGATGATGACTACTTAGAAATAGGTGTGATTGAATATGTTGAAAATAAATCAACATTAGGGCAAGACAATCTTAAATTAAGGTCTCAAACAGAAGCAATACAACAATCCAACCAAAAACCAAAACAAACAATACAACTACCAATACCATCAAATATTGGAGATACAAATCAAGTTGATTGGGGTAATGGCAATACTTTAAATGCTCTTGAAGCTTTTGGAGTAGCAAATGTAGGAAACATTCTTGCAAGTAAGAATTTAGGAAAAGGTCTTATTGATGCTCTTAAATCTATTGGAGCAACCGCAAATAATGTTGCAATCCAAGGCGGTGGTCAAGATTTAGTCACTAATTATTTTAGTGCTGAGTTAATAAATTCATTAGGTGGAAACACATCTGCAGGAGGACTTCTATCAAGAGCAACGGGTCAAGTTTTAAATCCAAACTTAGAATTACTTTTCAGTGGTGTTAATTTAAGGTCTTTTGACTTTGACTTTGATTTTGCTCCAAGAGATGAAAAAGAATCTAATATCGTTAAAGAAATTGTAAGAATTTTTAAACAATCTATGGCTCCAAAAAGTGGGGGAACTGGTGCCGGTGCCGGTTTATTCATTAAGGCACCAAATGTGTTTCTTTTAAAATATAAGAGTGGAAATAAGGACCATCCTTACCTAAACAAATTTAAACCTTGTGCATTAACGAAAATGGGTATGAATTATACGGCTTCTGGTTCATATTCAACATATGCCGATAAAACTCCGGTTCATATGAGATTATCTGTTAGTTTTACCGAACTTAATCCAATTTATAATGAAGATTACAATAGCAATATTGGAAAACAAGCAGTAGGTTACTGATATGTCTTACTTTAGAGAACTTCCGGACTTAGAATATCAATCACCCTTTGCTGATAGTAATTCTTCACAGAATTATGTAAGAGCAAAGAATCTATTTCGTCGTGTAAAACTTCGTGATGACTTACAGAATGTCTTCACTCTGTTTAATAAGTATCAAATTACAGAAGGTGCAAGACCAGATACTATTGCAGAAGAAGTTTATGGTAAGGCAGATTATGATTGGGTAGTTTTATTGACTGCCGGTATTGTAAATGTAAGAGATGAATGGCCTCTTTCTAATAGAGACTTGTACACATATGCAGAACAAGTTTATGGTGATGATTTAAATGCAATACATCACTATGAAACCACAGAAGTTAAAGATGCTAATGGAAGACTCATTCTTCCTAAGGGTAAAATTGTAGATTCAACTTTTACTATTCCAGATCCCGACGATTACTTGGCAACATTAAATCCTGTTGTTGGTATTAGTAATTATGAATATGAGACGATAAAAAATGAAGAAAAGAGAACCATATATCTACTGAGACCTGATTATCTACAGCAATATTTAAATGATATGAGAAAGATTATGTATTATGATAAATCTTCTCAATATGTTGATAAGAAACTAATTCGTACCGAAAATACAAGAATTACGATGCCATAAAAAAAGGGGAGAAAAATCTCCCCTTTAGTGTATTATGAATCAGTCTTCGGCAAGTTTTGCAAAGTATGAGAGTGCATCATCATCCTCATCATCCTCAACAGGACGAGTCGGTTTCAGGTTGTTGAGTTCGCTACGCAGGTCTTCGGTCAGAGAAGGGGCAGGACCGCGATAGTCATCCTCATCCTCAACTTCAGAATCAATACGAGCAGACTTTCCACCCAGAACAGAATCAAGACGCTTCTTCATTTCCTCATAGGACTTGAATTGGTCAGGAGAAACAAACTCGGCAAGAGAATATTGCTTCTTCCAAATTGCTTCCATAGCATCATCATCATTCAGAAGAGCACCCTGAGCAGCAAACTCGCTGGAATCATAGTTCCTATAACCGGCAACATTCTTTGCCTTCAGTTTGAAGTTGGCACCAGTCCAGAAATCAAACGGATCGATGGGAGTCTCATCTTCAAACTCAGGTTGCATCGCTTCCGTGAGTTTGTCAAAGATTTTCTTACCATACTTGAACAGAAAGACTTTACCCTCATTTTCAGGATTAGTAGGGTCTTTCACGACATAAATGTTGCTCATATAAGTCAGTTTACGCTTCTGCTTACGAGCAACTTCTTTATTGGAATCCATACCGGAATTCCAGAGACCAGAGTTGTGCTCACAGATAGGGCACTTTTGGTTCAGAGTGGTAAGGCACGAGTCAATCAACCAACCACCAGGACCCTGGAAGGCGTGAGAATAGACTTTAACGAACGGCAGGTCTTCACCATCAGGAGCAGGCAGGAAGCGAATGACGGCATAACCATTACCGCTTTTATCACATTCCAATTTCCATACACGGTCATCAGAAGAATTACCAGAATTATTCATTTTTTCGACTTCTTTCACCAGTTTTTCGGTGAGAGAACCAAGCTTGGATTGTTTTTTTAAGTCCGAAAAGCTCATTTTGGATTTTTTGGATAAATTGGATTTTGTTTTGCAACAACTTTATTATAGAAGATCTATAAAGGGATGTCAAGCCCTCGTCCAACCTTTATGTTGTTTTCTACCGTACTTCCCTCTTAGGGTAGAAGTCATAGCACCTTGATCTAAATTATTTTCAATACAAAATTTCTTTAAATTTGTTGTAGTATAAATTTTCCCCGTAGGATCCTTCAGCGTCCAAATTATTGGATTTTTAGTATATTGATTTTGTCTTGCCATTCTATCATTTAAAGAACACAATAAAATATTTTCGGATTGTGTTCCCCATTTTAAATTATTAACATTATTATTTTTTGGATTATCGTCCAAATGGAGAACATTTGGATAATTATTTGGATTTTCTAAAAAAGATTTAGCAACTAATCTATGCACATATTCAGAGACCCATTTATTATTATCATTTTTCATAGAAACAAAATTATATCCATAATTATTTTCATAAAAATTTATATAATCTTTTTTAGATATGGAAAATACTTTACCAGTATCTTCTATAAGGTAATTAGAAAATTCTTTTAATTTGTTAAACATTTTATGTCTTTTGCTTATTATTATTTAGTAAAAGACATAATTATAGCAAAAAATCGCTCATCAGTCAAGATACTTTTTGAGCGACTCAATGGTTTTTGTCATACTACTGAAAAGAATACTCATATCAGTCTCTGGCGGAAATCCCATCAGAGCAACGGACTTTCTCAGATTCTCTTTCATCTCAATTGCCTGAGGGTCATCTGAAAGAGAAAGTCTGGTATACATAATTCTCTGCTTCTCAAGCAGTCGTGTCATTTTTTCAATATGTTCCAGTTTGTCTTCTCGGGGCATCATACCAAAAGTTAAAATACTATTGTATATAAACTCCTGAAGTTCATTAATTTCTTTTAGTTCTTCCTGAATAAGTTCAGAATCAAAAAAACTACTCATTTATAATATCCCTCAAAATTCGCTTGTACTGAAACACATCAATATTTAGAAATGGCGTATACTTCTTAATTTTTAAACTTACGGTTTCCCATATTGGGTCCAGAAGTTTCTTGTCAAATTGTTTCCCGAACAGGAATATTCTATCATAAATTACCAGAGTTTCAATACAAATCTTCCCGCTCAGGAATTTTTTTAGAATTGGTGGATGTCCTTTGGAGCAGTTCAAAGCATCTTCTAATTTTACTTCCGAGAACAATTCTGTTGATTGTTCCTTGAATAAGTAACTCAAACTCTGTTGTCTTCTCATCCATTCTTGGTAGTTTCTTTCTCCAGAATTGATAATTTCGCCAATCCATATGTTTTGAGGGTTGTCCGTGGATACAAAATTTGATACTAAAAAGTCTACTACTTGTTTATCGGAGTATTTACGACTTGTTTTTTCAAACCAATACTTATCCTTTCTTTTATTAAAGGATGTTACACTTGCACGAGTCTTTGCACCGTACTTAAAGAAATCGTATTTTGGATTTGTAAAATGAGATTTTAAGGCAAGATAATGTTGATAAGTTTCAAATGGTGACATCAGATAGGCAATTTCGCTTTAGAGGTTCGCTTCATAAAGTTAAGACTAATCGCATCATACTTTAGTCTTTCTTTAAGAGGTTTAGAAACTAGTTTAGTAACCGATTCTACATCAATACCGTTGATTTCACAATAATGACAAATAGCATCAATATAATTGCAGTTTTCTTCTGCAACTATTTTTTCAATTTCTAAAGCAAACTTGGAAGGAGTAAGAAACTTATCTTCTATTGCTTTTTCTAATTCTTTGTTCGTTTCCGTTTGTTCCATAGATTCTATATTAATTTCTAGAAATGTCTCTAATATATTTGCCATAATTTAAGAGTAATAATATGTATTATAAAATAAAATAATCGTTTAGTCAAGCAGACATTAGTTCAAGTTTATCATTCACAAACTTTTTAATATATTCCACAACAAGTTTCATATATTTGTTCAGGTCTCTCTCTTCATAAACAACACATTCACCATTTTCACACGCCATAATAATTACAAGTTTTTTAACTTTAATATCTGTCATCTCGTAAAGTGCCATTCCATAGAACATAGCCTGAACGAAATAATTCTCAATCCAATCTCTTGGTTTTGGTTTTTTAGAAGTCTTAAAGTCTATGATGGCAAGTTCTCCATCAAACTCGGCAATACAGTCAGTAGTACCGGCAACACCAAGTTGTTTACTATATAGAGCTCCTTCCAGACAGTAGATATTATTAATCCTATTCAGTTCTGATTTTGCAATCTTAAAAAGAAAATCTGATATGGGTTGAACCGGAGGAAGGTCTCTATTGTAAAGATAGTTCTCAACCAGGGTGTGCATATCAGTTCCACGACTGGTTGCTGCCTTGGTGATTTTATCTGCCTCTTCTACACCAACTCTCTTACGCCACTTGACAAAGATTTCCTTATTAAAATGACTGGTTACCGAAGTGATGGAGACCAACTTCAGCAGTTGGTCCTCATCTGGCACAGAATAATATCGGACTCCATCAATCGTTTCTCTTTCAAGTTGAGGAAGTACATTATCAAGATGATTAAACATTAAAAACCTGCTTCTAGTTTAGCAATAATGTATTCTTTGACAAGTCCGGAACGAACAATATCATCTACACCAAACTCAATTATATCAAAAGATGGCATTTTACGCAATACTGTCATAAAATCAACGATTCCATTACGCTCATTTGTTTTTTGAAGGTCACTCTGAGACGCATCTCCACAGAACATAATCTTTGAGTTCTCACCAACACGAGTGATAATAGAATCTAGTTCGTGATATGACATATTTTGGAACTCATCCACAATAATAATAGAATTATCAAGCGTGGTTCCTCTGAGGAATGAAGTACTCCAGAACTTAATGGTTTCTTGAGACTTAAGATTGCCATAAAGCATCTCAAATTCAACATCATTTGAAAGTTGGAACATATACTTCACCATATTCTTATAAGGAATCTGGTAAATATCCGACTTGTCATCATAAGAACCGGGAAGAAATCCAATTTCTCTTGTGGCAACTAATGACCTAACAAGATAGATTTTTTCAAAAGGTGTTTTTTCATCTAAGACTTCACGAAGAGCATTATAAAGGGTGATAAAAGTTTTACCAGTACCGGCACACCCGTAGGCAACTAAATGTTTTTGATTGGCATAAGAATCAAAAAGTTTCTTTTGATTTTCGGTAAGTGGATCAATATCTACTAGATATTCACCACTTAACGGTTTTTTACGCTTTGCTTGACGAGTAGTAAGATCAACACCGATTGGTTGCTCTGCTCTTTTTCTTCTTGCCATAAGTGTTTAGAGTTTTTGTACTTTTGATCCGGGCATCTTTTGGGCACGACCTAGGACATCGTTCCACGAAGGGTGCTTGGAGGTTAGTTTATTCCGCCAATCACCTACTTCACCAACATTCATTTGTGTTGGAATAAGTGGTTTGATGTGAGGATTTTCTTTGAGATATGGGTCTTTGTCCGCCATATACATCCATTTCTCAAAGATTTCACCCGTTTCCGTATTCTCAAATCTATAAGTAGGGCACATAAGTTATAATAATTTACAAAAATATTTAGGGGTATATTAATTTATTTTTTTTCTTTCTTCCCATCTTTTTCTATTTGCTTCACCTATTTTTCTTTTATGTTCTTCGCTCATTTTTTTACCTTTATTAGGAGATGTTCTACCTTTTGCCGTTTCTTTTAATTTTTGTTTATGTTCTTCACTTCTATTTTTTGCATATTCGCTCAGTTTTCTTCGATGTTCTTCACTGAAAGGATCCATTTTTTTACCTCTATTCCAAGAACAAGAACTATTTCCCGTATTTGCTTCACTTATTTTTTGTTTATGTTCTTCACTCATTTCTTTTCCATACATAGGATTATTTTTACCAGTCTTTGATGCACTTAATTTTTTTCTAGTTTCTTCACTACAAACTCTATTTTTACTTGCTTTACTTAATTTTTTTCTAGTTTCATCTTTACATTTTCTACCTTTACTAAGTTCTCCAATTTTTTTTCTAGTCTCCTCAGAATGTTTATATCCACACATTCCCTCACCACCATCAGTTCTATTATGAAGAATACCAGTTCCTAAATCTAGTCTACCAAAGACAGCAATCATATACTTCTCGTGCTTGAACGCTTCTTCCTCTGTTATGTTTTGTTTCAGGAAGATTATTCTGGATTTATCTTTAGGAGCATTAACCCCCTTTAATCTTTTTCTATAAACCCTATCACCATTTCCCTTACCGACATAATAAGGAGTTCTATCTTCACGCAAATAAGCATAAGTATAAAATCTGTTAAGATTTACCATAACTGCTCTTTAGTTGACTGCATTAATATTTATAAGGGAGAAGTTTAACCTCTCCCACCTGTAGAGATTGCAGTCAACTTCAGGCATTTTTATTTAGGTTTTGTTTAAGGTGAAAGTTTTGCTTTTCTAAGCCTCTTTTCCTCATAATAACTGAAGATTTCAGGAACCCATTCTTTCATTACAGGAACCATTCCTTCACAGAGAGCCTGAATTTCTACCTGAGCATCCAGTTTAGCACGAAGGTCAAGAAAGTGAAGTGCGGCACGAAGAGAGAATGAAACTACAAAGTTCTGGCGGATATTCTGAGGAAGATAATCACGGAGATGTTCCTCTGCCATACCACGCTGTTCGTAACCCTCAGCATACCTCTCAGATGCTGCCAGACAGAACTTTAACTGCCTTTCGTAGTCTTCCCTAGTCCACTCATACTTGTGCCCTTTACGGTCCAGGTAGAGACCTTCTGGACGCACATAATAAACTTCTTCAGGTTTCAGTTCACCCTTGGCAACTTTAAGTACACGACGACCGGTATAACGCTGCGACTGAACATCAAAACTTACACCAACACGATGAGTTCGTGCCTGTACGATGACATTATGAACGAATCCAACACAGTCCAGAGAAATGGCAGGGTGCTCCAGCGGTCCCCAGTGCCCTCTTTCATTTGCCAGGAGTTGTTCAATCACCCACTTACCACAGTCCTTCTCACTTGGAGGAAACTTAGTATGAATGGGGTCTTCACTATAATCATTCTTACCTCCCTGATAAACCAGAGTTTGAGGAAGTTGTGTCTGACGAAGCATCACAACTTTCATATGTTGGTCAAGTTCAAGAAGGTCTTTTGCTTTAATTGGTTTCATTTTCCAAATCCTTTTGATGTTTTTGCTTCTAGTTCCGCAAGTTCTTCTTTTACAACTCGCAGTTGTGATTTCATTTGCTTAAGTTGTTCATCGGAATATAGGTGGTCCTGCCTAATCAATCTTTCCAACAATTTTACAAGTTTTTTTGCTCTTAAAGACATTAGTTAAAAAACCTCATCATAGTCAACTTCTTCTGGACGAATATCATCATACTTATATTGCTGAGTATCTGGATATACTTCTGCCTTGAGTGCGTCCAAGAGCAGTTCCATATTCCGAATAATTAATTTAAGTTTGTCCTTATCCATTTAGATTAATATTCTGTTTTGATTATACAAAAAAAGAGAGGACTTGTCAATCCTCTCTTTAGAAAAATATCACTTATAAAGCCACTGAATATACATTGATAAAATAATAGTCAAAAGAACTATTCCGGCACTCATTGAGACTATGAGATTTGCCATTATTTTGCTCCGATTAGTTGTGCTAATTGTGCTAAATGACGACGCTGTTCTTTTTGTTTTTGTTCTTTGATAAGTTGTAGGAAGTTGAGTTTTTTCATCACTTCGCCTCCTTTACAAACTTAACCCCACGATAAGTCTCATTATACTGTTGGGGTTGCTGTTGCGCCTGCTGTTGTTGCTGGCGACGAACTTCGGTGTCATAAGAGACACCACGATATACGACTTGTGACATTAGGTTTTCTCCTTAGTTTTTAGGTTAAAGAGCGTTCCTTCAGTCGGCGTTTGCGTTCGCTATTTGCGAATAGCGAATGAACGATCCGTTCCGCGTCGGCTTACTTCCGTCTGGATTATTCCAGATGAACGATACAATATATATTACCACAAAATCAAAAAAGTAGCAACCGATACTAAAAATGTATCAGTACGCTACTGTTTTAAAAACCTTAAGGAGCAAAAATTTTGGGGGAATTTTTTTGCCCGATATGGGAAATCACTTTCTCTTTTTCTTTTCGGGTGCTCTGTATCCCCAAATCTTAGGAGACACTCTTCCATATCCCCAATCAATTTTTGTAACTACATCTGGGCCGAACTTATCATAATACATATCAAAGATTTTAACTCTTGTACCACGACACAAATCCATATAAGAGTTTCCCTTTAATGTATAAGATACGATATATGCATCATTAGGAAAAGAAGGATCTTTAACCTGAGCAAGTGATGCGTTTTCAATCAGAATCTCACACCCATAACGAGGAGGAATATCTTTCTTTTCTTCCGGAGTCCATTCCATAGTAGTTTTCTCCTCGGTGATATTGCTTTCTACATTACGAACTCTACTCACGAACGACCTCCCCACACAATTTCTGGATATGCCTGAGCAACAATTTCTTTTGTAATCTTATATTTAGTTTGAAGTTTCTTATCCTTTACTAGGCATAGAATTTCTGCCTCTAGAGGATGAAGACCCTCCAGTACATTAATAAACATTGTTTCTCTACGAAGAGAACTCAGTCCATCATTTCCACCTCTTACAAAATTATAAAATCTAGTGTACTCTTTACGAATTGAAGAAAATCCTTGGTCTTGAGAACCAAGTGAATTAGAACCCATTTCACTCATTTTACCCACGGCATCTTCTATTTTTTCACTTAGAGTTCCGCTGAATGAATTTTGCTCCCCAACACTTGAGTATGGAACAATTCCTTCTGGAAGAGCAGATATTACGCTCTCATCAAAGTTCCAAATAAAAATTGCTTTGAGTGATGGATCTGCATATTTTTTCAGAATCTCAACTTTTTTAATGTTGGTCCTCTGCTTGGATACAAGATTTAAAATCTCAAATACAAAAGGATTTGCCGGTAAATCTTCGTTTACTGAGGCGGTTGTTTTTGGTTTTGCTTTTGCCTTTGTCGCTGTCATAATTGTTTAATATGTAATTATAATTGTAATGATATTTAGAGTTTATTCTTCATCGTCGTCAAGATCTTCATCTCCATCATCAAAATATCCTGGCTCAAATCTTACAGAAACAATTTCTTCATCAATAAGATCTCCGTCCTTATTATAAAACTCCGGATGATAGGCAATTTGCTTTGGTCCTTCCTGATGAGTCATCATATATTCTCTACTGACCCAACCTAACAATAGACCCATTACAAAAAATAGTACGGTTAAGAATGAACCTATAACTAAACTAGTTGCCAACATTTTTGTTCTCCTGGGAAACTACTCGACTTTCCTTGACTTTATCGAAAATTCAAGATAGATGGTTACTTCTCGTTTGAAAAAGGAAATTATCTTCTCGAATATAAGATGAAAAAGTTTAGGTTGTTTTCTTTTTCCTCCAGTAAGTATAAGTTCTACACCACGATTGGGTGTTATGCTATTATTTATGTCTGGCATTATACAATCTGTTGTTCCTTCAGAAATTTAACAGTATCAGTACATCCGCCAAGTTTTTTATCATCACAAATAACTTGTGGGAATGTAGAACCTTCCCCAAACTCCGCATAGAACTCTTGTTTAGTGAAGTCATCTCCCAAATTATACACCACAAAGTTCTTTCCTGTCAACTCTAGTACCTGTTTGACTTTATAGCAATATGGGCAATCATTCTTAGTATATACGGCAAAGTTCATTTTATTTTCCTCTTTAGTAAGTATATTTAATTTATATTAAAAACCATCTTCGTGCCAAGAACAGACATCCAGATATGATTGAATTGTAAATCCCGGTTTGCAGGTCCAATCAAAATCTATACATTTTCTTGAAAAAGATTTAAAAATTAAAGGAGTTATTCTATCACTAAAATCCTTAGCATATTGCCAATTAATTGCATCATCATAAAGGTATTTCTCAGGTTCAATCAGCATTTTCTTAACACAGTCATCAAATTTAGCACAGTAATGTGCTCCAATATAAGTCTCAGGTCGTGTCAAATAGTTTGAATATTCTGCAAGTTCATATTTTCCAATACGAACTTTATCAATAAGACTATTATACTCCAAAGGAATATCAAACAAGCAATAAAGATCCTTTGTTTCTCCCCAATAAATGTGATCTCTTGGATGAAAAAGTAATGAAGGAAACATTCCTGCAACAAAAATATTATCATTTGTATGATTTTTCATAAAAAATTCATACATACTCATCATACTATTGTAATTATATTTTTGATCGGATCTCATCTTTACAGAAAACTTTGTTTCGCAGAGTTTAATTCCGGCAAAAGATGTTGTAATCTGTAAATTTTTATTGCAAGTTCCCGGAGTTAATGGATATACACTTCTAACATATTTAACTTTTGGTGAGCGATAATGGTCGGGCCTATCATCCCCCCAACAAGAAACGATTATATTATTTACAAAAGGTACTCTTAAATACTCATCAATAATCTCATCAGTGTATTCAGTATATTTACCTTGAAGAATAATGTCTATTTTCTCACTTTCACTGACTTCAACAACATCTACACTATCTTCGGTTGAATTATTAAAGGTAAAGTAGATAATAAACTGTCCAAGATAAGTATCTTTCCAATATTCTCTGAATCCGTAGAGGTAGGTATCATCAAAGATGTGTTCGGTAACTTCCTTACCGCTTCTTTCATAAACGTGAAGTAAGTTACATTTGGTGAGATATAAATCTCGGAATTCAATGAACCTCTCTATTGCATCTTTATGGTCATTAATGTGCCATTCTCCAGCACAGTGCTTGACATTTTTAATAATAAAATCGTAGTTTTCTTTCGTAAAAATAGAATACTCTCCACCTTCACAATCAATCTTTAAAAAATCAACTTGGGTAATGTTGTTTTCTTCAATAATCTTTTTAAATGTTGTTGTGGAATATTCATTTCCATTATTTTCATAGATGTAGACACCCCTATCAGCAATCACAACACTATCACTTTCAAAGTCTGAAATTGCCTTATTAATGAAAGTTACTGGACCATGCCCAACATTCTTTTTCAGAGAATGAATAAGAGTATTGGAAGGTTCAACACAATATACTTGCTTGGGATTTTTACCTAAAATTGAATATGTAAATGAACCGCAGTTTGCACCGGCATCAATTACAATGTCTCCCGTCTTAATACGACAATGTTTCTCATATGTTCTCTCAATAAAATTCTCATTGGTAAACATCTGAGCATATTCTGGATCTGTTCCTCCCCAATCAAAATTGTCCGGAACCAAATAACTTGGAAAATACTTTTTAAGATTGTCCAAAACCGAACCACGATACTCATTTTGCATATCGTGGTTCTCATACAAATCCTTAAAGATTAAACCAGACTCTTCGTTTTTACCCCACCACCAACCAGAAACTGCTTTTTCAAACAGAAGACCATAAGTTCCAGGATATCCAACATCATGTTTAAGTGGAGGTAAATCCTTTTCTGTTAAATTCAAACCCTGAGTTGCTATAATATAAGCATCAGTCCACTGCTCTCTCTTACTATGAAACTTAGCAAGAAGATAATATGCTTCTGGACGATTTGGTAAGGTGTATACTGCATGTTGAAGTAAACCACGGGAAGTCAAATCTCTTGTTCCTTGCATTTCATAGCAAAAATGAGCCCATAATAGTGCCTCATAAGCAAGATTTGGATCTTCTGCTCTTTCTGCACATCTTAAAAAGTATGAAAGTGCAGGTGCAGTATGCCTTTGATTCCAATACCAAGCACCCACTTTGAGATTATTTTCGGCATTTTCTGGGTCATTAGTATATTGTGTAAGAAGATACTCAATCTGATTCATCGTAAAATCTTGAGGTTCTTCTTCTTTTTCTTCTACTTTCTCAACTGCAAATGATTTCATTTGTTCTTTGTTTTTCCAATAATTTAGAACAGTTTCTCTTGACTCATAATGACCTCTTTTTTGATTATTTTCAACTTCCCCATCTTCCTCTGGGGAAAATGTAGTAGCAAACTTGATATCTTCTACAAATAAAGGAATTACGGAACCACCTTTATTAATTGTTTCAAATAAAATATTTTCAACCAGAGGAACTGCATAATTATTAACACCGGGAATTTCAAGATGAAACTTTTTTTCGCCCCGACAATAGCTATCAATCAAGAGTTTTGCATAATCTCGTGTAAGAATATATGCAGTTGCCGCCCAATCATCCCATAATTTTTTTCTTATTTCAAATGTTTCATAGTTATCTCTGATTACTAGTAACTGCACATATAAGGAATCTTCGGGAATTGTTTCAATAAACTCTTCCCATGTAAAGTCCCAATATTGAATGGTTTCAAGACTTAAATCGTCTTCACAAAAGAATCCATAATCTTCATCGGTTTCTTCGTACCATCTACGAATTGCCTTAATGTGAGAGACTGCACAACCAATTGTCCCTCCATTCATTTGGTCTAAAAATTTTCCGGTAATTTCATCATCAGACTCAGAATATCTTTTGGATATAACTGCCTTTGGAGTAATTCCATATTCGGCAAACTGCTTCTCTAAATTTTGCTGCCTATCTACGCTTTCTTCTAATGAAACATAGTAGACTGATGGAAAGTTTTCAAGTTTGTTATTTTTCATTATTTTATGCGATTAGTAATTTTGTTCATTTTTATTAGTTTATTAATCATTCCCTCATAAATTCTTCAATTGTTTGAGTAGAACCAATATTTCTCCACCAATCTACATTATTGTCATAAGATTCATAATGAGCCTCGTGAATTGGTTGTTTCTTTCCCTCCTCTGTATTTGGGTCTAGATATGAAGGTAGGAAACTCAAATCTTCAGTGAATAAGGGAGCAGTATAGACTTTACCTAATGCTGAGAATATAATTGTTTCAATTACAGGAACCTTTGCCCAATCTTCTCTAAGATGAATATCCTCACCTTTTACATCTAGATGAAACTTACCATCATAATAATATGTATCAATTAGTTTTTTGACAAATCCTCTTTTAATAAGATACGCACAACCAGACCAATCGCACCAACAACGATTGCGGAAACCAATCTTAAATGTATTAAACTCATACCTCAACCAAGCAAGTTGAACAATCTCCCAGTCATCAGGAAGACTATTATAAAAATCATCCCAAGTAAAGTTCCAATATTGGATTAAGTCCATACTTAAATCATCTTCACAGAAGAAAGCAACTTCCTCCTTAGTATTATCATACCATTCTTTAATTGCCTTCAGGTGTGAAGTAACAGGACCTCTACTACCGATAGTCAGATAATCAATATAATCTGATATAATTTCGTGCTGAGTATCATCATACTTTTGAAAAATGTGACCTGTAATATTCTCAATACCAAACTGAGCAAACTTTTGATGTAGTTTTTCTCTTCTTTCGGTACAATACTCAACACTAATATAATGAACTGGAGGTAGATTTTTCAGTTTAGATGGATCTGGTTTATAGTGAATCCAGCACTTTTCATCGGAAATAAATTCAGTCAGCAATTCATTAACTGCTCGTTTTACACCTGGAAACCAATCGTATTCTTCGTGATAATAATCATGACCAGCAATAATTCCACCTGGTTTGACTTTAGGATACCAAGCAATAATATCATCTCTAACATCCTCATACTCATGAGAAGCATCAATGAAAACAAAGTCAAGAGAATTATCCTTGAATTTATTTACTGCCTCAAGAGAAGTCATCTTGAGAGGAAAATAATATTGCTCAACAGGTCTCATGTTGTCAATAAAAATATCATAGAGTTTTGGCAACTCTTTCATTCCTTCGTGCTCAACACTTCCTTCCCAAGTATCTACACAGAAGAACTCAATGTCCTTATTGGAATTGGCAATCTCAACGCACATATATGCTGCCGATTTACCTTTCCAACAACCAACTTCTACGAAACGACTTCCCGAAGGAAATCGTTTTGCAACTCTAGAGTAAAGATTGGGATAAGAAAACCAACCTTCACCAAAATTATCACTTCCGCAAATATGTTCCATTATTTCAATTCAAGCAATACTGATTCTGGGTTTCCATACAATCTACCATCCACCGCAATCTTATGAGTGGGAATATATTTCTCAACCAATTCTGGCCAAGTACTTCCCATTTCATCGTGGAATTCAATTGCAATATATTTGAAGTCTACAAAACAACTTGCATTTTCTAGTATATTTCTTTCGGCACCTTCAATATCAATCTTAAGGAAATCGTATTTCGGAAGATTCTCTAAAGTCGTTGTAGGAATGTCGTTGAACTGTACATTATGATTATCGGAATGCATATTATATCCACCTACATTTCCATCAGATTGACCCAATGAAATGAAGTCAGCACCATAATAAAGTGCTTTATTAATTACTTTAATACGATATTCGTTCTTAAATCTATCTTGAATAAAATTAAAGTTTACTGATACTGGTTCAAGAATCAAAGCAGTCTCCAATGATGAAATTTTATCAAACATAATTTTAGGAACTTCCCCAGTGCATCCACCTACATCTAGAACTGATTTGATTTGTCTTTCTTTGAGAAATTCAATAATGTTGACATAAAAAGGTCGTGAAGTCCATTCTTCATTTGTATAATAGATATGACCTTCTAATGATTCTGTAGGATATCCAGTGAATGGCGGAAATGATTCTGGTTGAGATTCTGATGTATTTTCAATCCCAATAAAATCCAATACAAATTCTTTGGATACCTTAACCAAATATGCTGCATTATCTTGATACCCAAAAGTAATCAGATAATTACCTTTATATTCTACCATACCAACGGCAAATTCAATCTCGGCATTCATAAATGAGAATTGCCTTGATACTTTAACAATATTCCATTCCTTGTCCCAGACAATGAAACGATGACGATACACACCATCTTTTCTTCCAGCGGCACTTTGAGTCAGATAAGTTTCGTGAGTCAAACAGAATCTATAATTGTCACCCAGAGGAATAATCTGAGAACCACCACGAAGATCAGTGGTTCCAAAATCTTTCCAATCTCTTCTTAGAACAGTCTCTGTAGTATTCGTATCAATATTATATCTAACAATTTCAGTACCATTTGTCCATTTCACATAATGATATGGCATATCAAGAATAGGCATCCAGTTCTTGTTGCAATACTCTTGGTCTGGAGGTGGGGCAGGAATACGATGTTGACTTACTTCCTTTACACCATTTTCGGTAAATTCAATTTCGGAAAGTTCCATACGACCCGTTCCAATCGTATCCAGATCCCTCCTTACTCCAGTCATATAGAGTTTATTGTTCCAACGAACAATACGGCAATCTTCTAATCCCACAAAATCCCAAAGTTCTTTATCGGGAAAACTTGAGGTGTCTATACGATGATAAGATTTGATTCTCATATTATCATCCATTTCGCACAGATAATTCCAAGTGCGAAGACGCCAATCGTTTTCTGGATGAATATAAACGAGAGGGCCCCAAGGATGTTCAAATTTTCTTTTTTCTGAATGATAAAGAGTGTAATTAATGTTTCTAAGATTAACTAGTAACTTATCTCCATCAAGATAAATTGAAGGGTTTGTGAGTGCTGGTCCCTTAAGTTCTTCGTGTGGAAGAATAAGTGGATGAATTGATCCTCCATTCTCTAAAGCAAGTTTTACAAAGTTCAGTTCATCTACTGCCATAAAAATATGAATGATTTGGATTATTTATTACTTAGCATTATAACTGATTTTTATATAAAAATCAAGTTTCAATAAATCTTAATTTCTTTATAGTTTGAATTAGTCAGTTCATTTATTTCTTTTTTTATCTGTGCTCTTCGGTCATTTAATTTATAAACACTACGAGCAAGTTCAACGAACTCTTCATCAAATCTTTGTTCTTTCTCCAACTTTCTCAACTGATCCTCTATTTTCCAAAGTTTTTCATTAACTTTCTTCAATCTCACTTCATATTCTAAAGTGTATTGAGTAAGAGTACTTTTAATTCTATAAAGTTCTTCCAATTCCTTTTGAACATATTCATCGTCGGTGAATAAAGATTTAATTTGTAAAATAGTAATCTTATCTAATAATTCACCGACTGATACTGGAATTGTAATCTTCATAGATTAAATTGGTTTTTAATAGTTTCAATTAATTGTGCATTTTTAGAAACAACACCAAGACCAAAGCAATGAGTAAAGGTTACTTTAGGTAAATCAATCTCTTCAAAAAATCTTTTTACTCCATATTCATTTCCATTATAATTTTCTACACAAGTATCGTGCATTAAAATTACACCATCATCATTTAAAAATTTACTCCAGGTTTCAAAATCTTGTTTAATATCTTCATACTTATGACTTCCATCAATGTGAAGAATATCAATTTTTTTATCCCAGGTTTCTGCAACTTCGTTAAAGTCACCTTCAATAAGAGTTAGATTATCCTGAAGATGAAGTTTTTCTCTTTTTGTCGTTACAAACTGGTACTTAAGTCTTTGTTCATCGGTTCCAACAAAGGAATCACCAACAAAGTTATCAATACCATATACTTTACCAATTCTAGGAATTGCTAGTGAAAATGTGGAAAATCCCCAATCAACACCAAGGTCAACAGTAACTTCTGGTTTCATATAAGAAACTAACCATTCGGCAAACTGACGATGGCCAGACCAAGCAGTTGCTGGAGTATCATCTAGATTAGTCAGGAAAAGTTTATCAATGGCATCCATTCTTTCCTTAAGTCTTAAAGTCTCTGGATTAAATCCCGAAGCAAAGACAATAATGTTTGGGTTCTGTGTGAGTTTACCGATGTTAAGTAGATGAGTAAATGCCTTACCCATAACATCTCCACCAACATTCATTGCCTCACTTACTGCATGAAAGGCATAGTTGGATGCTTGCTGAATATTTTGAGTGCTAATGAGAGCAATACTACACATCATAAACACATCAATTCTGGTGGGGTCAAAGTATGCTCTAGAAAGATTTAGATACTCCTGACCAAGTTCAAGTGCCTTATTGAGGTTCTTGACTTCAAAATAATGCTTGAAAATAAACCAAAGGTAATAAGTGTTTGACTTATCTTTTTCAAACTCTCTTTCGCAAATAGACAGATAGAAGAGTTGCTTGTCTACAGTGTTATGAACATTTTTAGTAATCTTAATTGTAGTATCAACTGCACTCTCATTCAAATGTTCTTCAGTTGGAATGAAGACTGGACTTTCATGAACGGCATTTACCCAAGTATAGTTCTTGGTTCTATGAAACCGAGTATGAGCAGTTTGACCTGGAGTTGGTTCTTGGTCTCCTACCTTATCATATCGTTCGTGCCTGAATGCTGTGAACTCTTCAGCAATCACATCAAGACCTTCTGGAAAGAACTCATCAACATCCTCATTAAAGTCTAAAGAAAATGCCCAGTCAGTCTTCACATAAGACAGTGCCAGATTTCTTACTTTGGAGAAATCAAATTCATCTCTCGTTTGTGGATGCTCATAGACTTCAATGCCTGCTTCCTTCAGTAGTTTTACTGTATTATCTGTGCTTCCAGTATCAACTACAACGGTATTTATAAACTTCTTGGAGATTTCAATAAATCTCCCAATGTTCTTCTCTTCGTTTTTAGAGATAGCATATAGTGTAATGTTCATAATTTTTCCCAAGCAACATCGTATTTTTTATCAAGAGATTCAACTTGAGCATAACCAAGTTGTTTAAATAAATTTTCAATCTCTTTTTCGTGAGAACCTAAATGCAGTTTCTCATACTCTATTTTGTTAATATCGTATTTAGTCCAATCTGTAGTTAATAATATCTCAGCATCAATACCTTCAATATCAAGAAGTAACCAATCTAATGTTGTAATCTCATATTTGTGAAATAATTGTTCAAGTGTTATACAAGGAATATCAAAACTTCTTAATCCTTCTGGGAAATAATACACTAATATATGTTCTTTAACTAATGATGCAACATGATACATTGGACCATCATTTTCATGATAATATAGTTTTACTTTATCATCAGGATATGATGGAACTTTTATCGCAATATTCTCTACAATAACATTCTCATAACAAGAATAGCAGTTTAGTAAACTACCAATATGAAGAGGATTTGCTTCTACAAATAAACCAAAATCTAATTCTTTATAGTTGTCTTTAAGATATTTTGATAGATGGTCGTCGCCTTTGTTAGACCCTATCTGCATCACTTTCATAAAAATTCTTTCCAATCAATACAGGGAGATAATAAATCTGCTTGACAGTGTGTAGAATAACCGGGAATTGAAGATATAAGAACTCTTCCCTTTTGTGCTAATTCTAAAAACTTTTGGTGGTCTGCTGATGGTTCCACTCCTGTAGAATATTTATGATGAACCGAAAAGTCCTTCATAAGAGTTGAAAACTTCACAGCAAAAGTATTTGTGGTGGAAGGAGTTGCCATCCAGTGAGATGATTTTGAGTGTAAGACCTTGGTTCTAAACTCACTATAAAACTCCATATACTTATCACCGTGGTCATAAAGAGTTACATAATCAACACCAAGTTCAAATCCTTCCATCAAAATCTTATCCCAGTTTGGACGATGAACATAATCATCTTCAAGAAAATAAATGATATCTTCTGCTGAATGATTTTGAGTTTGAATATACTTCAAAGTCTCAATAAAACTCTTTGCTTCTCCACCAGCATTTATAATATGAACATTCTCTTCTTGTGATAGGAAAGTATCTTCTATCTTACCATAGTGTTCATCGTAAATGAGTGTATAGTTTGTGGTTTCTGGATTGAGAGTGTTCTTGAAGTTTTGAAATACCTTTTCCTTATCCCACCATTCTGGTCTTTGTTTTCCCGGACTTTCCTGTATCTTAGAATAATAACAGTGCCTTAGATATACATTAATTTTCATTCAGTTTCTCCAAATCGTATTCGTTCCACCAAGACTTCCAATCAAGGAAGAAATCCTTATCCCATTCTGTTTGCATATGAAGTGCTAGTGAGGGAATAGGAGTAAAGCAATAATATCCTCTTTCATAATAGATTTTATCTATACTCTCCATTTCCATCGTTTCACTCACTTCACTTGTTCCCATTTTATAAAACAAGTCCCAGTGAAGTTTTATAATACTACTATGGGTCATCAAAGTCACTGCTGGATGAATGTTGGTTCTCCAGTAACGGTCTTTCCCAACAACAAGATTACAGGGAACAGCAGTATTTTGAGGATCGTGATACTCTGCTGGTTTATTAAATGGAAAGATACTCGCAGGTTTTCCTAGATTACAACTAAACTGATTAATAGCATCTATCATCAACTCAACAGAGTTTTGTTGATGAAGAAAGTCATCCTGAATAAAGTAGACCCAATCTTTTCCATAATCTCTGCCGTGTTCATAGCAACGAAGTATAGAAGGCATTATACCATAAGTTTCAAGATGGGTCAAATTAACTTTGAACTTTGCCGTATCAATCAATCTTTGAAGAATATCTAGAAACTCTTGGTCTGAATGGTCGTCAAAAATTTGGAGTTCTATTTCATAATCTGGATATTGTTCTTGAGCATAGTTAAGACTATCAATTACAGAAAAAATACATCTTGATGATACTTCTATCTTTGGTGCTTCACAATATCTTTCGTGACTATCATCTCGGTTTCCTTTTGAATGAGACTGAAGAACAACTAACAAATGAGTTTTCATAAATCAAACTTGGAATATAGTTTTACATTTTCTTCTCCTATTATATCAATAGGATTTTGTGAGATTTTAGATAACTTTGGACGAATGGTATGAAGGTCTTTTAGTCCCCAGGCTTCGTCTTTCTGTTCTCCACAAGCATTCTCAATCTCATTGAAGTTATTGTCTTGAGGAGAAACTTCTAAAAACTCATAGACCTTATTGAGTTCTTCTTGTGGATTAGAAATGAGTTGACTATATTCTACCAGATGAACCCAGTCTGGATACTTTGTGAGACCATATACCATACTCTCATAAGATGGAGCAACATAATATCTCCAAATATAATCAGCACGATTGTTATTTGTGATTGGAAGATTGTCTCGTCTCAAATGATTATCAATAAAATTATCTTCGTGCTTGGTTCTTTCTATCAGTGAGATATAAGATGTAAGAACTTCTGGAATAGAACGATAAGTTGCTACAATCTTTGGTTTGTTTGAAAGAAACATTTGAACCGTATCAAGGTTCTTACCCCAAAATCTGTGCTTGTCTAGGATTGTTGACTTTGGAATATGATTATAAAAGTTCGCAAGAACTGCCTTGTAGACATTATAAGATATTGCTTTACGGTCAAAGGTAAACTGCTGGTCTACTTTATTGAATGATTGCTCAATATCAGTCACCACATCACCTAATGGAGATGTTGGTGATACATAAATGTCTGGATGTTGATTGAGTATAGACCCTAATAATGTAGAACCACTTCTTGGAAGTCCTCCAAGAAAATATAATGTCTTCATAATATTTTGATTGTTATGAGTATTTAGATGCCTGGGTCTTGGTAGGTGAGTGCTGCTGTATGAGCACTATCTCCAGAACTCACTTGTTTCCAGTTGGTTCCTCCGGCAAATGTGGTGACTGGAGTGGATACATCAGTTGTTGCTGCGTTTCCAAGTCTTCCATTAGCACCATAACCCCAAGTCCATAAGGTTCCATCGGTCTTGATTGCTGTTGTGTGATTAAATCCAGAACTGACTTGTTTCCAATTGGTTCCTCCAGCGAATGTGGTGACTGGTGTGAATTTAGTGGTAAATGGCGGCTCACCAGTTCCAAGTCTTCCACTAAAAGAAAACCCCCAAACCCATAGAGTTCCATCGGTTTTGATTGCTGCTGGAGAGTATCCAGCAGCACCCACTTGTTTCCAGTTGGTTCCTCCAGCGAATGTGGTGACTGGAGTAGATATATCGCCATTACTATTGTTTCCAAGTTGACCACTAGATCCTTTACCCCAAAGCCAAAGAGTTCCATCGGTCTTGATTGCTGCTGTAAACTCAAATCCAGAACTCACTTGTTTCCAGTTGGTTCCTCCAGCAAATGTGGTGACTGGAGTGGATCTACTAGTTGTGCCAGCATTTCCAAGTTGTCCACTAGCATTATTACCCCAAACCCATAAAGTTCCATCGGTCTTGATTGCTGCTGTCAAACCATTTCCAGCACTTACCTGTTTCCAGTTGGTTCCTCCAGCAGATGTGGTGACTGGAGTGGATCTATCGGTTGTTGCTGCGTTTCCAAGTCTTCCATTAGCACCATAACCCCAAGTCCATAAGGTTCCATCGGTCTTGATTGCTGCTGTCAAACCATTTCCAGCACTTACCTGTTTCCAGTTGGTTCCTCCAGCAAATGTGGTGACTGGAGTGGATCTATTGGTTGTTGATGCATTTCCAAGTCTTCCATAAGTTCCCGAACCCCAAACCCATAAAGTTCCATCGGTTTTTATTGCTGCTGTATGCGCGGCCCCACCACTGACTTGTTTCCAGTTGGTTCCTCCAGCAGATGTGGTGACTGGAGTGGATCTATCGGTTGTTGCTGCATTTCCAAGTATTCCAGTACCTCCAGCACCCCAAGTGAATAAGTTCCCATCACGAAACAAATCAGCAGGCACAAAGACATCATCAAAACTATAGACAACTCCATTTTCCGTAAAGTTATAAAATGTAGGCATTAGGGACCTCTAAAGACTTGGAAACTACTCTGATATCATAATTGGAGTATTCATTTTCTCTCCCCACTTTATAAACCAATCTTTTACATCAGCAGATATCTTTTTATTATTTATTCCAACTGCCTTTAGATACTGCCCGTTCTCATTTTGTTCTACAGAGACCAATACATTACACTTATCAGGTCTCATTTCTTCTGGAAGTAAATGTTGAGACCAAGCACACTGATAATTCCTACAGACTTCTGGTCGTGCCTTATGAACTCCACAACCACCTTCTTCTAGAAATCTACAAGATTGACTACACCCAAACTTCCATCCAAAAGCATCGCCCACCAACCAAGAACAGCAGGCAGTACATTCTCCACACTCACGAAACATAATCACCCTCCTTAAAATAATAACTATAATTATTAAACTCAAAAGGATTTTCTTCAAATAATACATCATTATATAAAGTCTTTGGATAGCAACTATCACTATCACCAATCCATCTTTCCTTTTCCATTCTACACTCAGAGTTTAAGTATCGTGATTTGATTGTATTAATATAGGAAGCATTTGCCCACCAAAAATTTCCCATATAAGCATAAGTCTTATCATTTGGTATTAAAGAACCATCGGCACAAATACTTGGCCCAATAGTTCCCAAATGAGAACCAACACAAGTATAAGTATCTAGATACTTTATACATTCCTTCCATTTATCAATCACAAAATATTCCATCATTAATCTCCAAGATTGAACCGAAAGTTCATTCTTTGTTGCTCCTTTGGTATGAAAATAAAGAACCTTATAATCTGGATTATTCTTACAGAAATCATTAAGTGCTAATAAGGTGGTTTTTTCAGTTCCCCAATCTTCCTCCTTATTATACTTAACTATTACTTTATCAGGAACATTAAAAAGTTCTTGACTTCCATTTACACTAAAATAAGTATAATCAGCATTTTGAAGTAATCCTGAAGCATATAATCTATGTAATTGTTGCTGGTAAATGAAAGCACCTATTCCCATTTGTCCTATATGATAAAAGATTGCTAGTTTCACGAATGATACACTCCACCATTTTCACCGGACATTCCTTTGACCATCGTAAGACCAAGATTAGGAATATCAATAACATTCTTCTTATTGATAAAACGATAAAGTGAATGTTCTACATCAGTTCCGGCAGTAAACTGTATCATTTTTTCCATATAAGTAAATGCTTTTTCAAGTGCTTCTATAGTATCAGTAAATAACATTCTATCAAAAGACCAAAGACCCGTAATCATCATACCCTTTGCTCCATAGAGATAAGCATAAACATTCTCAAGTTCTTTTTCATAGTTTTCCATTTCTTGTGAAAGGTAGTCATACTTTTTAATTACATACTTATTCTCAAGGAACTTACTTTGATAATCTTGAATATCAAAATCATCATTCAGTAAATATCTACCAGTCAATTTGAATACTCTTTGACTATCATTAAAAATATTATGCTTTTGTATTACATAAAGAGTATTCAGTAATCCTCTTGTTTCTAATAGTGATTTGCCGTATGTAATCAGTTCTGGTCTTGCCTCAAGATTTTCATAGATTTGTTTGAGAACTGGTTCATCATAAAACTCCAGAAACAAATCCGTTTTTTCTTTGAGAATATCTTTTTGGTTTTCATCAATTGATTTAGAAGAACACTCAAATAAAACCACATAAGAATTATGAACTTTCTTACGAATACACTCAATCGTTTCTAAGGTTTGCTCAAATCTTTGTTGCTCATCATAGGCACTAAAATCTTTCTCTTGAAAGTGTTTGAGTGCCGAACCAACTAAAAATAAAAATTTCATAAGTAATCCGTGTTAAAACTAATAATAATTCGTTCTTCAGTTTCTTCTTCTGTATAATGAACCAAATCACTTGAAAAGATAACCAATAGTCCTGGATAAGGATGAATTGAAGTATCTGGAAATATCAAAGGAGTGCTTCCAGAAATATAAAATGCTCCACTTACAATACTTTCTTCGTGCTTATGTGCCTTGAGTTTATTTCCTGCTTGTGAGATATTGAACCAACTATTGATAAACTTGAGTGGAGGAATATCATACTTATTACAATATAATCTAACATATTGTTTGAAAATATTCCGCAATCCAGTCAGTTCTGGATACATTAGAATAGGCATTCCATAATTATAAGTGGAAAACCCTTTAGTGACAAGTCCGTGAGAACTTGCTTCTATCTGTAAAAGTGTGTTCTTAATCGTATTTAGATTGAGAAAGGATAAGTTATATTCCTCTATCATTTAGAAACTCTCCCAATTGCTTCAAAGGTTCGTCCCAGTTTCTTGGTTTCTTTTGCTTGAAGAGATGAACATTATCACCATACCACCAAGACTTTCCTGTTGAACTTGTCCATACATAATATTCCATAATTGGCACAAACACACAAACTTTCTTACCTTGTGCTGCTGCGATATGAGCAATAGAAGTACACGAAGTAATCACCAAGTCCATTTGAGATACAATTGAAAATGTATCCGTAAAGTCACGATTTGGAATATCAAAAGTCTTTACATCATAACCTTCTGGTGGTACTTGGTCTGGTAGTTGTAGGGAATATAAAGATGCTGGAGTTTTAGAAAGAATATCAAACAAAGGTTCTGGTTGAATAGAACGAAAATGTGCCTGCTCAAATCCAGAACCAGAGTTCCAAAACATTCCAATCTTATAGTTTTGGTCTTCTTGTAGATAAGAGTATTGCTTTTGTTTTTCTGGTAATGGGTTTAGATAAGGAGTTTGACCCAAATCTTCTACTTTTAGATTGAGATAATAAGGTAGAGCAAGAGCATAAACCCAGCAGGCATCTTCTGGAAACTCTGGTTTATCGTAGATACACACAGAGTGAAACCCATTATAGTTGAAGAGTTTCACCAGTTCTTTTCTTGTAGAAGTCCAGATTGGTTTCATACCAAGTTCTTTCAGGTGCTTCATAAAACGAATATGAATAACCTCATCACCAGCACCACACTGACTGTCTATGATAATCGTTCTTCCAGGCTCTGGTGTTCCGTCCCACTTTGGAAATGGTGGAAGTTGTCGGTTCTTATATGCTTCCACTTCTCCTGCCTTGAGAAAGTGTTGAAGTCCTGTGCGAATATCATCCTTCCTGAAGTAATGACCCGATAAGTTGTGATATGCTTTTCTTTCTATCTCAGGTGGCAGTTTCTTTTTGAGTAAATCAAATAAAAGTTTCTCTGCTTTATTATTTTGACCTAAAGCAGAATATGAAAATGTTTCCTCTAAAAGAAGTTCGGTATCTTGAGGATTTTGTGATTTGATTTTTGATATTTGAGTGATTGCTTTTTCTGGATAGTTATTTTGATTGTATGCGTTGATAAGATTTTTTGATGTTGTATATTTTTCTTCTTTGGTCTTTGTGAGTTTGAGTGCTTTCTCGCCATAAGTAATCGCATTTGAGAAATCTTTAATCTCAAAGAAAATCTTTGCTACATCATCATATTGCTGAAAAGTTTCTGCTCTCTTTCCAAATGCCGAAAGAACTTGTGTTGTGAGTTCTTTTTCGTTGAATGAATACAGTGTTTTTGTGACCAACTCAAGGGGGTTCATAAAGAATATTGAATGTATCTTGAGGTATTTATTAGAAACTTGCGAAGTCTACTGATTTTATTACTGCTGTATGAGCACCTCCAGCAGCCACTTGTTTCCAGTTGGTTCCTCCGGCAAAGGTGGTGACTGGAGTGGATGTGCTGGTTATTGTTGCGTTTCCAAGTTGTCCATTAGTTCCAGAACCCCAAGTCCATAAGGTTCCATCGGTCTTGATTGCCGATGTATGACTAGTTCCACAAGTTACTTGTTTCCAGTTAGTTCCTCCGGCAAATGTGGTGATTGGAGTGGATCTATTACCTGTAGCATTATTACCAAGTTGTAAATTAGCATTATATCCCCAAGTCCATAAAGTTCCATCAGTTTTGATTGCTGCTGTATGAGCACCTCCAGCAGCCACTTGTTTCCAGTTGGTTCCTCCGGCAAAGGTGGTGACTGGAGTAGATCTACTACCGACAACACCATTTCCAAGTGATCCAGTAGTTCCCCCCCAAGTCCATAGAGTTCCATCGGTCTTGATTGCTGCCGTATGAGAACCTCCACCACTCACTTGTTTCCAGTTGGTTCCTCCGGCAAATGTGGTGATTGGAGTGGATCTATTACCTGTAGCATTATTACCAAGTTGTAAATTAGCATTATATCCCCAAGTCCATAAAGTTCCATCAGTTTTGATTGCTACTGTATGGTTAGAAAAGGAAGTAGTACTAACTTGTTTCCAGTTGGTTCCACCGGCAAAGGTGGTGACTGGAGTGGATATATTGCCTGTTATTACTGCGTTTCCAAGTCTTCCATCACCACTAAAACCCCAAGTCCATAAGGTTCCATCAGTCTTAATTGCTGCTGTATGTGAGTATCCACAACTTATTTGTTTCCAGTTGGTTCCACCGGCAAAGGTGGTGACTGGAGTGGATATATTACCTGTTGTTACTCCATTTCCAAGTCGTCCACTAGCACCTAAACCCCAAGTCCATAAGGTTCCATCAGTCTTAATTGCTGCTGTATGAGATCCACCAGCACTCACTTGTTTCCAGTTGGTTCCACCGGCAGAAGTAGTAACTGGAGTGGATATATTCCCTGTTGTTGCTCCATTTCCAAGTCTTGCATTAGCTCCAGCACCCCAAGTCCAAAGTTCTGGAGGAATTCCAATCCGTTGACCAATCTCAGGATAAACACTCATCAAATAATCTTTGGTGATTAACTTAGTACCTAAATCAACACTATTACTATCCCTAAAATTGGTTGTAACTCTTAAAGAACTCATTTTACTTTACTATGGTGTTTGTGGTTGTTCTCTAATCACAACAGCATAAACATCATCAATCGTATTACAGGCATCAATCTCTTGAAGTTTTGCTAATTCCCAATCAAATGCTTCTTGAACTTTTATATCAATTTGATTGAGAATATATTGAAGTTCTGTTGTGGTAATCTCTAACCAAGTATTCTGGAACTTAAAGTTATGAGGACCTGGAGATGCTGCTAACTTACTTGCTAATAGAAGTCTCTCATCTCTTGAGGTTGATACTTCTACCTCGGTTCCATTTATTGTAAGTGTGAGTATAGTATTTTCCTTTTCTCTTCTATATGGGGCAACTTCTTGCTTACGAAGTGTTTTGACTTCTTCTAAAGTCTTATCGGTAATTGGATATGTTAATAGGACTTTAGTGGGAACTCCATTTTCTTCAATAATTTCCCAAGAAAAGTTTCCTACATTATGATACTTGGGGTCATTCTCTGGAATTACTCTTTCTGTTGGAACAAGATGAGTAAGTCCATCACTAAAATGAATAGGAAGTTGAGTAAAAGATTGATTTGATATTCTTTCTACCACTTCAAGTTCTTCTAATTCTTCATTAATATAACGAACATTTGCTCCAAAAGGACCAAGTTCTAATGCGTTGTTATGAATAAGTGCTATTTCCATCGGTCTTTTTAGGTATTTATGAGAATGGGAGATCTGCTGAGGTTCCTGCTTGGACTGCTGATATAGTACCACCTCCAGAACTCACTTGTTTCCAGTTGGTTCCACCGGCAAAGGTGGTGACTGGAGTGAGTTTATTGGTTGTAGTATTGTCTCCAAGTCTTCCAAAACTTCCAAAACCCCAAGTCCATAAGGTTCCATCGGTCTTAATTGCTGCTGTATGAGAATCACCACAATCTACTTGTTTCCAGTTGGTTCCACCGGCAAATGTGGTGACTGGAGTGGATCTAAAGGTTGTTGATGCGTTTCCAAGTCGTCCAGAATCTCCACCACCCCAAGTCCATAAAGTTCCATCGGTCTTAATTGCTGCTGTATGAGCATTTCCACCACTCACTTGTTTCCAGTTGTTTCCACCGGCAAAGGTAGTGACTGGAGTGGATGTGTTTGTTGTTGTTGCATTTCCAAGTTGTCCAGAACTTCCACTACCCCAAGTCCATAAGGTTCCATCAGTTTTAATTGCTGCTGTATATTGATTACCAACACTCACTTGTTTCCAGTTGGTTCCACCGGCAAATGTGGTGACTGGAGTAGATATACTACCTGTTGTTACTGCATTTCCAAGTCGTCCTTGACCTCCATTACCCCAAATCCATAAGGTTCCATCGGTCTTGATTGCTGCGGCATGAAGTTCTCCACAACTCACTTGTTTCCAGTTGGTTCCACCGGCAAAGGTGGTGACTGGAGTGGATCTATTGGTTCCATCATTAGTTCCAAGTCGTCCAAATCCCCCATTACCCCAAGTCCATAAAGTTCCATCAGTCTTAATTGCTGCTGTATAAAGACCATCACAACTCACTTGTTTCCAATTGATTCCTCCGGCAAAAGTGGTGACTGGAGTGGATCTAGTGATTGTATCATTAGTTCCAAGTAGAGGTGATAGGCTATTTCCAAGACCCCAAGTCCATAAGGTTCCATCGGTCTTGATTGCTGCCGTACCCTCATCTCCACCACTCACTTGTTTCCAGTTGGTTCCTCCAGCAAATGTGGTAATTGGAGTGGATCTATCGGTTGCAGCATTGTTTCCAAGTTTTCCATATTGTCCACTACCCCAAGCCCACAAAGCATCACCAACATACTGGTCAATCAACCAGTACTCGGTTACAAAATAATTCTCTAAGTCTCCTTCCGGTGAAAAAAATTGATTAGGCATCTAACTTTCTTTCCAGTTCTTCAATTCTAATTTGCTGTTCTTTGATTGCTTCAATCAATACACCAACAAGGTTTCCATAAGAAACTGTTTTCAATCCTCTATCATTAGTGCTTACAACTTCTGGAATAATTCTTTCCATTTCTTGTGCAATTACACCAATAGAACCCGTATTGTGTCCATCTGTCCAGTCATAACGAACACCATTCATTTGCATTACTAAATCAAGAGCATTTGCAATTGGTGTTATGTTGGTTTTTTGAGTTTCATCAGAGAGTGATGTGAATACTGTTGCCGATAATGTTCCTGTAGATGGGTTAAATGTAAGTTTAGTTGAAGCAACATTAATAGTGCTACTAGTTCCAGAAGTTACATCTTCAAATACTGGATATCTTGTAGCATTTGTTGAATTATCGTCACTAACAGTAATAGAACCTCCTCCACCGGCAGCAGCACCTTGAACACCTTGGTTACTTATACCTTGTACACCTTGTTGTCCTTGTCTTCCTTGAAGTCCTTGAACACCTTGATTAGAAAGACCTTGTAGACCTTGTGTACCTTGAGAACCTAAAGTACCCTGAAGACCTTGAGTACCTTGAGTTCCCTGAAGTCCTTGTCTACCCTGTAATCCTTGATTACCCTGAAGACCTTGAGTTCCCTGAAGACCTTGAGTTCCCTGAAGACCCTGAGTTCCTTGGAGTCCTTGTCTACCTTGGAGTCCTTGAGCACCTTGAGCACCTCCAGACCCAGTTGTCCAAGCAATACCAACTCCGGTAGATATTAATACAGAACCACCGATGCCAATTTGATTGGAACTATCATAAATTCCACCATCAATCTTAATATCACCATATATTCTTGTACCACCTTTGAGTTTTGCCATTTCTTATGCCTGTGCCTCCGTCCAAGAAAGTCTTGCATTGATTGTTTGAGAAGTTCCCGCAAGATTAGTTGCAACAATAGTCACCATATCAGGTCCATCCGGATAAACATTATTTACGGTTGTCGGAACAGTCAATACAGTTCCTCCACCTAAAATAGAATTTCCAAGGTCACGAACAAGATTGAGTTCTTTTGAGTTAACTCCATTTGGAACGAAGAATGAATAAATTTGTTCTCCACCAGTCACAGTTGTAGTTCCGGTATGTACGCAAATCTGAGAAAGAGATGAACCACCAGCGGAAGCGAAAGTTCCGGCACTTACTCTTCCATTTAAAATCAGAGCAATTCTAAAGTTAGCACTTGCAACCGCTCCAATTTCTCGAAGAGTTAATTGCATTCGGTTAATTAAATCTCTTGCTCCCAGTACTCCAGTCAGACCAGAATCAACACTCGGAGAAAGACGAAGAGAAATAAGAGCATTTGTTGCTCCAGCAGCAATACTTAGTGCGGTATTCATACCCGAAGTAAATATGAACGATTTATCATCATCAAATCCTCCATCCATAATGACCGAAGAACCCCAGTGTGCAATTGTTGCAGATGTTTGAGGTGCATGAAGTTCAACTGAAACTGGTGCTGTTGCACTAAAGGTAAATGTGGTTGCAGATGCGGTTCCACCACCACCAGTAAGACCACCAGGACCAGTTAGGTTGGTGACATTTCTCGTTAGAGTTGTAAATGTAGTTGCGGTTTTACCAGTATAATTAATGTATTCTACTGCTGCTCCAGTTCCTCCTGCCGCTCTTACTACAAGAGTTCCAGAAGATGGGAATAATGAAGTATCATTTACCGACATAGATGCGGTAACACCAGATGTTAATGTTGCAGTCAAATACGTAATTGGTGGAATTGTATTACACTCATATCTTGATGGAAGGTTTCCAGAACGCATATATGCTTCGGTTCTGAAGTTTGCATTTGGTGTTCTATGACAATAAATGACTTCACCTCTTTGGTTCTTGAATCCATAACGAATTGCTCCTGCACCATACCAGGAATAATCCATATAAATCATCTGCATCTTGTTCAAATCCAGATTAAATCCTGATGGTCCAGTTCCATCACACTTATCAATATTGAATTGAGATTGAGCAACTCGTGTATCAATTCTCTTTGTTATAATTATGGCACCACTTGAAATCGTAGTTCCTCTGTATTCTGGAGAAACAAACATAGAAGTGTCACTAGCAATCGTGAGAACTAGATATGACATTCCACGAATAACTACATAATCTCCTGGTTTGAGTTGAGAAGAAAACTTGGTATTTGTTCCAGTAATTGTTGCAGAACCTGCAGTAACTGATACTCCACCTGATAGTTGTTCTGTACTTGAACGTCTTACTGCGTATAAAGTTTGACCATCGTGCTCAAAGAAAAATCCATTTTGCTCATCAAACATTCCAATACGAATTCTGGAACCATACCAGGCGAATGGCGAAACATTAATGGGAAATCCTGTTGCTGGAGATGATGCTGGTGTTGAACCAGCGGTGTAAGTAAATGTTAAATCAGTTGGAACTGTTGCTACGGTAAATGTTCCGTTATATGCCGCTTGGTCAGCACCAGATACAATAACAGATGCTCCCGGACCTAAGTTATGTGGAAACTTACAGGTTACAGTAACAGTAGTTCCAGATGAAGTAACATTATCAACAGAAAATCCTGCTTTGAGGTTTGTACCAGTACTGAACTGAACACCTTTACCAGACTGATAACGGAAGTATCTTCTTGTCTGACGAATCAGTTGATTATTATGATATGGAGTTCCCGAACTAAAACTTACACCACCATCATAAGGTCTGTGAATAGATGAAGTGTAAGGTCTTGCATAAAGATTTTGTGTCCCGCCAGTTGCTGTGATTTGTCCTGATGGTGCAACATCGGCAATAAAAGTGAAGGTATTTGATGTTGGTATGGTAGCAACAAAAAATGCTCCATTCGGTGGATTAGATGTTGCTGCTGTTGTATTTCTTACAAAAATACCATCACCAATAGAAAAACCATGAGGACCAGTAGTTGTACAAGTAACTGTGGTTCCAGAGTTAGTAAATGCAGCACCACCAGTTGCACTTACTGGAATTGCAGAACCAGTAAAGAAACTTCCAGAATAAACATAAGTCTTTGAGGCATCAAAAATTGTTGCGTTTACTACGTTTGCTCTGGCAACATAAGTAAAGTTTCCTGCGGCACTTGTTTCTGTAAGTTGCCAACCATTTGCAATTGGGTCTGTTGCGTCCTGAACAAAGATAGGAACACCAACACCTGGGTTTGCGGTTGATGTTACCGTAACAGTTCTAGTTCCTGCTCCTGCGATGTTAGTAATTGTAATAGGTGATGTTGCATCATAAAAAGCACTTGGGCGATTGCTTAATAGTGTGGTAGTTTCCCATTTGGTGGGTTGAGTTCCATACTCAAAGTCAGTATCAATTAGTGACTGTGGATTAGAAATTCTCATCTTACCCACAGGGTCCATCAGAGTTTCTGATGGAGTTATATATTGCTCGTGGTCATCTACAACAAACTGGAGTTTATGAGTTGATAGCATTCCAGTAGTATTATAATTCAAAACTACTGTCGTAGTATCGGCATTTCCATCAATTGTATAAGAAGTTGCCGTCAGATTTGAGTCTGAAAAGTTATAAATTACCTGATTAGTTGTTACATTCGTAATCAGTATCAATCGTTCTCTCGGAGTTGCACGAGGAATAACTACAGTCTTTGTAGCAGGAGTAAATGTATATCCAGTTTCAAGTAATACCTGTCTTGCCATTATTAGCGAATACCTTTTTTATATTTATGAGATAAACTAAACTACAACCAGAAGCGGTTTGTTATAATCTTATATATCTGAAGTATTTCCAAGTCCGTTAATTGACGATTATAAGTCAGAAATTGTGCCACATTTCCATTCAAATATCCTGGTGCGGCATCCGCAAGAGAAGCACCAAAAGACACATCAGAACCCGAGACAGTATTAATTGCCGTTGCTCCAGAAGTTACCGTCGTATCAGTTACCAAATAACCATCAATATAAAGTTTAATACTACTTGCAGTTCCACTAGCAGGTGCCGATGCCGCAATCATATACCATGCACCATTCGTAACATTAGGAGCACTTGTATTGGCAAGAACACTTCCGGTGGCAATTTCTACTCTTGGTCTAAATGTTGTCGCATCTAATGATACATTCCATTTACCTCCAGTCGCAGTAGTACCCCAACCAAAAAGACGATACGCAATGTTTGGCACCCTTGCTCTGAACCAGATGATTGATGTTCTTGCTCCTGTTCCGGTTATTCCTTTATATCCACTGATGGTCATATAATCATTTGTACCATCAAATGCTACTGAACCCTCTCGTATGATTGAAGAATATGTTGGTTCACCTAAAGGTACAGTACTTGCGGTTCTTCCATTTCCACTTAAGTCTGCTATGGTGAAATAAGCAGGTGAAGATTGATCGGTGACATTAGTTGAAGGATAAGACCTACCAGCACCATAGATAATTCTTACGGCACCATTTGCACCACTACCTGGAGTATCTCCACCGGCAGCACCGGCACCACCACCACCATAAGCACCACCAGCACCATTAAGTGTACCAGAGTTACTACCATTAGTGCCACTAGAACCGGCAAGACCTCCGGTTCCAGCTCCACTTCCATTCCCACTAGTACCAGCACCAAGTATACCTACACCTCCACCACCGGCATTTTGTCCACCACCGCCACCGCCTCCGCCAGAACCATTAGTAGAAGCAGGAGTTAAGTCACCATCTTGACCTGTTCCGCCAGTTCCAGAATAACCACCGGCACCACCACCGCCAGCACCTTGAGTATTTCCATCAGCAGTTGCCCCGCCAGCACCACCGGCACCTCCAGTACCAACAACTACAGTTCCTCCAGTACCACCGGCATTTCCATTGTCTGGACTTTGCCCGGCGCCACCTCCATTTGCGGCAACTAAATTTGTTCCACTCCTATGAATTCTAGATTGCCCACCAGCAGTATTGGAACCTCCACCAGAACCAACCACAACTGTAAGACTTTCTCCGGGAGTAACGGCAATAGATGCTTGATATGCAAGCCCGCCGCCGCCGCCACCAGAACCTGGTTCTTCTGGGTCAGTATCATTTCCACCTCCACCACCTCCACCGACACAAACGGCAGAGATTGAAGTATAACCGGCAGGTACAACAAAGGTATAAGTTCCCGGTGTAGTATATAATTCCTGACTTACTGCGGCAATTTGAGTAACACTTGTAGAAATTCCGGCATCAATATACAGTTGCATTCCACTAGTAGTAACATCAGTTACAAATAAATCCATCTCATTAATTTCATTATAAACAATCACAGACTTATCAGTATTTTGTCTCATATATCTTCCTTGCCCCGCACCAAAGAAAGTTCCTCCAAACTCATCATATACTAAGTCATAAGGTGGAAAGACATTTGCGGTGAGTGTAGTTGCAGCACCTACATTTTCACTAAATCCAGAACTATAATATGTTCCAAGTCCTGTGATGTTTGTGTTGGTTGTTGATGCCAGAACTCTACTAATTGCTGTGCCTGATGTTGGGGTATAATCAGTTACCAATGAACTTTTTTCTAATTGAACTCCCCAAAAATCTAAAACATAATTTGTATTATTGTCGGAAAACAAATCTAAGAAAGTTTTTGCAGTTGCTGTTGGAACTCCACTTACAGTCACTCTTACCCATTGATTAGTAACTAATTGTGATGAATAATCCGCAGAGGGATTTCCATCACCCAAATCTGTAAAAGCACTACCTGTTCCACTAATTTTTCTTACATAAAAACTTGTTATATAAGTATCAGTTCCATTAGGAGTAAGTGAAGGTATATTTACTCTCAACAATGCATTTGTTGTATTGTTGCAAGTAAATCTAACTGCAGTAGTTGTTCCATCAGGTGCATCAATTCCTGTAGTTAATGTTGCTCCTGCAGGAAAATTATTAACCCAAGTAGCTGTATTGTATGTAGAGTATGAAACTAAATTCTCACTCATAGAGTAATCATCAAACTCATATGCGACTATAGATGCGTATTGGTCTAATCTTCCTACAATATCTGGCATAATATTATCCTGCCACGAAGTCTAAACTGTTAGTCGTGGAATTATACTGTATATAGAAGTTAGTGGTTCCTGAAGTTCCACCAAATCTCATCTTGTTTGTTGAGGTTACTCTTGCATCACCAGCAATATCTGCCGTGAATGATGGACTTGCGGTTCCTATACCAACATTACCAGTACTCAGAATCGTAACTCTTTCTGTATTATTTGAAGCAACTTTAACATTATATGCTCCCTGAGAACCTAGTGTAAGAGTTCCTCCGGAAGAATATAGATAAGTACCATCAGGGTCTCCGAATGGTCCACCACCGGCAAATGTGGTTCCATTAATTCCAAAGTCACCGAAATAAGTTGTTCCTGCGGCACGGTCATTATTAACAATAACATCTGCAGAAGATGTAGATCCACTATTTTTATTCTGAACAACTACTTGTGCATAACTATTGACACTATGAACAAAATTAGCAATAATATCAGTATCAGAGAAGTTAAGTTGACCTATACCTAAGAGACCATTTGTGCCACTTGAACTAGTTGGAGTACCGGATAAGTAAAGAACAGAATCACTTGCAGTTCCACTAGCACTTAAATCTATCTGAGTAGCAGTTAAAGTAGTACCATTAAAAGTAAGATTAGCAGAACCGGTTGCAGTATTAGTACCATCCTTATAGACGACTTGATTGGCAGAACCAGCTACTGGACCTGTTAGACCTTGTAATCCTTGAGTTCCCTGAGAACCTAAAGTACCCTGGAGACCTTGAGTTCCCTGAAGTCCTTGTGTACCTTGAGAACCTAAAGTACCTTGTAATCCTTGAGTACCTTGAGAACCTAAAGTACCCTGAAGACCTTGCCTACCCTGCAATCCTTGATTACCTTGTAATCCCTGAGTACCTTGAGAACCTAAAGTACCTTGGAGACCTTGAGTACCCTGAGAACCTAAAGTACCTTGTAATCCCTGAGTACCTTGAGAACCTAAAGTACCCTGTAATCCCTGAGTACCTTGAGAACCTAAAGTACCTTGGAGACCTTGAGTACCCTGAGAACCTAAAGTACCTTGTAATCCTTGAGTTCCCTGAGAACCTAAAGTACCTTGTAATCCCTGAGTACCCTGAGAACCTAAAGTACCTTGTAATCCCTGAGTACCCTGAGAACCTAAAGTACCTTGTAATCCCTGAGTACCCTGAGAACCTAAAGTGCCCTGAAGTCCTTGTCTACCCTGCAATCCTTGATTACCTTGAAGTCCTTGTGTACCCTGAGAACCTAAAGTACCCTGTAATCCCTGAGTACCCTGAGAACCTAAAGTACCCTGAAGTCCTTGAGTACCTTGTAATCCTTGAAGTCCTTGAAGTCCTTGTGTACCTTGAGTACCCTGAAGACCTTGAAGTCCTTGTGTACCTTGAGAACCTAAAGTACCTTGTAATCCCTGAGAACCTAAAGTACCCTGAAGACCTTGAGTTCCCTGAAGTCCTTGTCTACCCTGCAATCCTTGATTACCTTGTAATCCTTGATTACCTTGTAATCCTTGTAATCCAGCAGCAAATGGAGTAGTCCAACTAACTCCGGCACCAGTAGAAATAAAGACACTACCAGCGGCACCTATATTTCCATAAAAATCTCTTAAGGATGAATCAAGTTCAATTAATCCAACAAAAGTAGAAGCACCAGAAACTCTTACATCACCCTGAACTGTGAGTTTTGATGTTGGAAGTGTGGTTCCAATACCTACTTTTTCATTAATTCCATAAGGTGCTAATTGAATAGTTCCATCGGCATTTACATCAATACTTGGAATACCAGAAACATCATTAACTGAGAAGATAGAACCAGTAGTTAGATTATTTGTAATACTAAAGAGTTGCCCAGCAGAACCCTCAAAAGAAAGTGTTCCAGAGTTTAAAGTATCATAAGGAACAACATCAATGACAGTTCCAATTCCAAGTGCCCCTGTTGAAGGATTAATTTGAAGTCTTGTAGATGAAACTCTTAATGTGGTTTGAATACCTGAAGTTACACTTGATATTGCCACATACCAATTTGAATTTGTGGTAGTATCATCAAGTATTGTTACTCCACCATTATTTCCACCCTGAAGACCCTGAAGTCCTTGAGTACCTTGTAGTCCTTGAGCACCTTGTAATCCTTGAGTACCTTGAAGTCCTTGTCTACCCTGCAATCCTTGATTACCCTGAAGACCTTGAGTACCCTGCAATCCTTGATTACCCTGAAGACCTTGAGTGCCTTGAGAACCTAAAGTACCTTGAAGACCTTGAGTACCCTGAGAACCTAAAGTACCTTGGAGTCCTTGAGTACCCTGAAGTCCTTGAGTACCCTGAAGACCTTGAGTTCCCTGAAGACCTTGAGTTCCCTGAAGTCCTTGTGTACCTTGAAGTCCTTGTCTACCCTGCAATCCTTGATTACCCTGAAGTCCCTGAGTTCCTTGGAGTCCTTGAGTACCCTGAAGACCTTGCAAACCAGCCGCAAATGGAGCAGTCCAACTTACTCCTGTACCAGTAGAACTGAGAACACTACCAGCAGCCCCTACATTTCCATAAAAATCTCTTAATCCAGCGTCTAGTTCAACAGTTTGAACAAATGTAGAGAGACCAGTAATTCTTAATTGCGGAGAAGTTACGGTTAAATCAGTAACTTGAATTCCACCAGCGGCAAGTCTCACCCCATTAGGAACTTGATTAGTGCCGACACCAACCGCATAATTAAATAACCAGGCATCAGTATTCAGTCCAGTAAAAGTACCAGACTTAATCCACATAATTTGTTTATATGTAGATGGAACGTCATCAGTACCAACACCAGCATTAATATCAAATAATGGACTTCCCTCTGTTGAAGCAACCGCAATACCACCGTGATTTGCTGTAGTATCATTTGAAATAACGGCACCACCAGCAGTAGTAGCAAGACCTACAATAATATCTTTATCTTTTACTGTTAAAGTGGTAGAAGCAATAAGAACCGATGTTCCGCCAATCGTTACATTACCACCAACATAAAGATTAGTACCATCAAAAGTTAGATTACCAGAACCGGTTGGATTATTAGACCCATCCTTATAAACAATTTGATTAGCAGATCCTGCTACCGGACCTGTTAGACCCTGTAGTCCTTGAGCACCTTGTAATCCTTGAGTTCCCTGAAGTCCTTGTCTACCCTGCAATCCTTGATTACCCTGAAGACCTTGAGTACCTTGAGAACCTAAAGTACCCTGGAGACCTTGAGTACCTTGAGAACCTAAAGTACCCTGCAATCCTTGAGTACCTTGAGAACCTAAAGTACCCTGCAATCCTTGAGTACCTTGAGAACCTAAAGTACCCTGCAATCCTTGAGTACCTTGAGAACCTAAAGTACCCTGCAATCCTTGAGTACCCTGAAGACCTTGAGTACCCTGAAGACCTTGAGTACCCTGAAGTCCTTGAGTACCCTGAGAACCTAAAGTACCCTGCAATCCTTGAGTACCTTGAGAACCTAAAGTACCCTGCAATCCTTGAGTACCTTGAGAACCTAAAGTACCTTGAAGACCTTGAGTACCCTGAAGACCTTGAGTACCCTGAAGTCCTTGAGTACCTTGAAGTCCTTGAGTACCCTGAGAACCTAAAGTACCCTGGAGACCTTGAGTACCTTGAGAACCTAAAGTACCTTGTAATCCCTGAGTACCTTGAGAACCTAAAGTACCCTGAAGACCTTGGGTGCCTTGAGAACCTAAAGTACCCTGAAGACCTTGTGTACCTTGAGAACCTAAAGTACCTTGAAGACCTTGTGTACCTTGAGTTCCCTGAAGTCCTTGTCTACCCTGTAATCCTTGATTACCCTGAGTACCTTGTAATCCTTGGAGTCCTTGCAAACCAGCCGCAAATGGAGTAGTCCAACTTACTCCGGCACCTGTAGAAATAAAGACACTACCAGCGGCACCTATATTTCCATAAAAATCTCTTAATCCGGCATCTAATTCTAGAGTTCCACCAAAAGTAGAGGCACCAGATACTCTTACATCACCGACAACATCTAACTTTGCTCTTGGACTTGTGGAACCAATACCAGTATTTCCACCAAAAGGATTTAGTGCAATTGTTCTGTCAGCATTAACGTCAATAATCGGAATACCAGAGATTGGATTGACGCTAAAGATTGAACCAGAAGATAAGATATTACTAATAGAAAATAGAGTTCCTTCACTTCCTTGAAAACTTAGAGTGCCATTATTCGTCGGATATACAACCGCAGTAATAGTAGAAGGTCCAGTATTTGTACTTGCTCCTACAAAATCTATTTTTGGATCCGTATTAGTAGATCCTATACTTGGGGTTATAAGAATATCTTTATCCGAATTTGCCATCCCCTATATTCCTTTTGTTAAGTATTTATTAGACATTAAAGTGAGTAACATTTTTTAAATACCAAACCTACTGCGAGTTGCGTTGAAGTTTTGTGAGACTTCTGATGCTGTGAGTGCTCGTGTATACATTTTTAAAGTGGCAAAATTAAGATTTGAATGCCAACTATAATCTCCACCATAATTTGCAGTAGCAATTCTTATACGGTTATCACTTGGAGTTCCTTCAGTTCCAGAAGTTATAGTTCCACTTGTTTGAGACACTCCATTTTTATATAAAGTTAAAGTCGTTCCATTTCTTACGGCAACTAACTGCGTCCAAACTCCAGAAGATGTATCCGAAAAAGAAAGTTCATAAACATTATTAACCCCAGAGGTTCTTCCCCATATCACATATCTATAAGATATCGAATCATAGTACCACATATTATGAAATCCAGTATATGTTGCTATTACACTTACATTTTCCGTTCCATTATAATTTGTGGGATTTCTATCATTTGATTTAAACCACACTTCTGTTGTATGATTATTATGTAAATAATTTGCTGCTGTTAAAATTCCAGAAGTGTTTAATGTGGCATATCCACCATCTTCTGCTGTTGGTGGTAATGTTCTTGTAAATGCTATTGAACCACTATTTGATGAACTATAGGAATAATATGATGGATTAACAAGAGTAAAATTATTCCCATTACCACTCAAATCAGTCCAAGTCGTTCCAGAACCAGGATATGAGTTTCTATCTGCCGCATCAAGTGCTAGAACTAATCCACTATCTACAATATCAGGACCTGAAGACGCTGCCATTTTCTCTACCTCTTAGATATTAAATCTGCCTCTAAGGGCATTAAAGTTTTGTGAGACTTCTGATGCTGTGAGTGCTCTATTGTAGATGGAAACTTGTGCTATGTTTCCGTTCAAGTAATCAGGTCCATTAGGTCTTCTTCCAATTTCTATGGTATAAGATGGTTCTATAATAGAAGCAGGTATTGAAGTTGTATTTGTACTGTCTAATACTCCATTTCGGTACATTCTTATAGAAGTTGAAGGAGTCCAGGTTCCTACTAAATTAATCCAGGCACCAGTAGTAATAACAGCAGAAGTACTTGCACCTGCATTATTTACAGCAAATCCTGCCAACCCAGCACCACTAACATTAAGGGCATATCCATTTACAGTAGAAGAACTCGTTTTAGTTACTATCCATCTATCAGCAACAGTAGTCTTTATCCAAGCAGAAACTGTTAGTCCTGCTGTTGGAAGTAAATTGGAGTCTGAAGTAAAATCAATAAAGTCATCAGTACCATCAAAAACAATAGATCCACCATTAGAACTACTAAAAGTCGGTCCAGTTGTAAGAGTTCCATTATTACCTCTACCACTCAAATCAGTCCAGGTGGTTCCAGAACCTGGATATGAGTTTCTATCTGCCGCATCAAGTGCTAATACTAAACCATTCGTAACTATCGGTGGTCCGTGAGAAAGTGCCATTTTTAGATACCAAACCTACTACGAGTTGCGTTGAAGTTTTGTTGGATTTCTGATGCTGTGAGTGCTCTGTTGTATACAGAGACTTGTGATATGTTTCCGGGAAAGTAGTATGTATTAATTCCACCTACTGGTCTGAATCCTATCTGAAATGCAGCATTAGATTCAAATGAACCAGTTATAGAAGTTGTATTAGATCCAATATTAATACTATCCGCATAAGCATTTATTCTATTTGAACCATTCCAAGTAAGTGTAAAATTATGCCAAGCACCATTATTATATCCAGAACCAAACTGAACACTATCAATTGCCCCTGTTGCTGCCATATAAACTTCAAATCTTCCTCCATCAATTCTTAAACTTATGTCTATATTAACATTACCATTATAGTTGTCAAACAAATAATATTCAAGAGTTCCAGTTGTTTTAAACCAAACACTAATAGTAAAAGAAGTAGATGCTGAATTGATACCTAACGAAGTTGCTGTAACAGTATTCACATAATCATTCGTCCCATCAAAAACAATAGACCCACCATTAGAACTACTATAAGTCGGTCCATTCGTTAAAGTTCCATTATTTCCACGACCAGTCAAATCAGTCCAAGTGGTTCCAGAACCAGGATATGAGTTTCTATCTGCTGCGTCTAGAGCAAGAACTAATCCTGAAGTAACTATTGAGGGACCATAACCAATCGTCATATCAAATCTCCACTTCTAGGTCAGCAACGTCTTTTCTGATTGCGGTGAAGTCCCAATAGAACTCATAAGTTCCTCTGGTTCTCTTCGTTTGAATAGTGAAGTTGTTGTTTGCAACATCAATCTCTTCTACCCAAAGAACTTCTCCGTGCTTGATATTTGTGATATGAATATTCACTCCATCTTCCTTGACGAAAGCAGAGATATAATCAGGAAGTTTCACAACGCACTTACCATTCTCAATCGTTCCTTTTCCAGTCAGGCGAATACCGTGATAAGGGCTTTCAAGAGAACCGTACTGGAGCGTTTTACCTGGTTTTGTTGGGTGAGGAACGACGAAGGACTTGGTTGTGGCACCGAAGGAACCAACAACGTGTAGTTTGTAGGATGGGTTTGTGGTTCCAATACCAACAGAACCAGAAACATAAGCACCCAAAGCAGTAGTAGCAGAACCAACTTGAAGTGCTTGTGATGAGGTTCCAGTAGAACTTGTTCTTCCAATAAAAAGTGCTGCTGCAGTGTGGTCCCATCTATATCTTTCTGCACCCAGAGTTTGGAATATAATTGGTGAATTATCATTATGATTTAATACAAATCCACTACCACTTGATGATAATTGGGTTCTTCCACCAACATTCGTTGAATTACCTGATTCAGAAATTCCAACAGTACCAAGAACAGAAAGTTTACTAGTTCCTGGATTTGTGGTTCCTATTCCCAAATTGCCAGAATTATTAAATCTTGCTGCTTCAACTCCAGATGGAAGAAATGCTAAAAATCCAAGTCCAGTATTATTATCTCTTCCTACTATTCTACTAACAAGATTTGTACCAAATCCAATATGTGCAGAAGTATTTACTGTAGCAGATGTACCATTGTCTAATAAAATACTACCACCAGAAACTTGTAGTTTATTTGCTGGATTTGTGGTTCCTACACCAACATTACCAGTTGAAGGATTAAAGGTCAGTTTGGTGCTGGAAACTCCAACATTTGTGGAAACTCCAGAAGTTACATCTTCAAATACAATATAACGAAGAGCATTTGTAGAAACATCATTAACAACAGTTACTCCACCATTATTATTTCCTTGAACACCCTGTAATCCCTGAAGACCTTGAGCACCCTGAAGACCTTGGGTTCCTTGAGTACTTTGAGTACCCTGAAGACCTTGAGTACCTTGAAGACCTTGGGTACCTTGGAGACCCTGAGTTCCCTGAAGACCTTGTGTACCTTGTGTCCCCTGAGTACCCTGTAATCCTTGAGTACCTTGGAGACCTTGAGTACCCTGTAATCCTTGAGTTCCCTGTAGACCTTGAGTACCCTGTAATCCTTGGGTTCCTTGGAGTCCTTGTGTACCCTGAAGACCCTGAGTACCTTGTGTTCCCTGTGTACCCTGAAGACCTTGAGTACCCTGGAGTCCTTGGGTTCCTTGAAGACCTTGGGTTCCTTGAAGACCTTGGGTTCCTTGAAGACCTTGGGTTCCTTGAAGACCTTGAGTTCCTTGAGTACCTTGAGTACCCTGAAGACCTTGGGTTCCTTGAGTGCCTTGAGTACCCTGGAGACCTTGAGTTCCCTGAGTACCTTGAGTACCTTGAGTACCTTGAGTTCCTTGAAGACCTTGGCGACCCTGAATACCCTGTGTTCCCTGGAGACCTTGTAGGGCGGCATTCTGTATTGTTGCTTTCTTTAACTGACCATCACTTACATCATAAAGCAATAAGTAATCTCCAGACTGAACTTCTGGTGCAGTAAGTTCTACTCTGTCTGAAATAATTTGAGGAGCAACTTTTCTAAGTGAAGAATCAGTAACTCCAGAACCGAGTGTTGTTGCGTTGAGAACTGATGTTCCATTAATCTCATAAGACTTACCAGATGCAAGATTCCAATCTTCACTTGAAGTTAATGCTTGTGCAGTATGATTCCAAAGGATTGTCTTGACTATATTTGCAGAACCAATACCAATACCACCACCATCAAGAAGTAGACTTGTTCCTATAGTAGTCGCAATACCAACTCTTAGGTCCGCTAGTTCAATTGTGGTGGAGTTTATAATAGTTTGTGTTCCATCTACATATAAATCACCTTTGATTCTTACCACTCCAGTATCATTTCCAATTGCTGCTGGATCAATAATTAATTCTGCAGGTCCAGTAATAGTGTTAGTATTAATTCCAATACCAGTACCACTTACTCCACCAATTTGAACTGTTGAAGTGTTTTTATTGAATGTAAAGTTTGCGGAGGCACCAGAAACTCCATTATCATTAAAGATTACTTGAGTATTAGAACCTGCTACTGGACCAGTGATTCCTTGAGTTCCTTGAGTTCCCTGAAGACCTTGAGTTCCCTGAGTACCTTGAGTGCCTTGAGTTCCTTGAGTACCTTGAGTACCCTGTAGACCTTGAGTGCCTTGAGTACCCTGTAGACCTTGGCGTCCTTGAATACCCTGAGTACCCTGAAGACCTTGAGTTCCCTGAGTACCTTGAGTTCCTTGTAATCCTTGAGTACCTTGTGTACCTTGTGTACCTTGTGTACCTTGTGTGCCCTGAGTACCTTGAGTACCCTGTAGACCCTGAGTACCCTGTAGACCTTGAGTTCCTTGAGTTCCCTGAAGACCTTGAGTTCCTTGAGTTCCTTGAGTTCCCTGAAGACCTTGAGTTCCCTGAGTACCTTGAGTGCCTTGAGTACCCTGTAGACCTTGGCGTCCTTGAATACCCTGAGTACCCTGAAGACCTTGAGCTCCCTGAGTACCTTGAGTTCCTTGTAATCCTTGAGTACCTTGTGTACCTTGTGTGCCCTGAGTACCCTGAAGACCTTGAATTCCAGCAGCAAAAGGCGTAGTCCAAGAAACTCCAGCACCAGTAGAAACTAAAATAGAACCAGCAGCACCTACATTATTATAAATGTCCTTTAATGTAGAATTTAATTCAATAGGACTCTCAAAAACAAAGTTTCCAGAACCATCAATTTGAGCTCTTACTGCCGCATTACTAACATCAACAAAACGAAGATTTGGTGTTGAAGTATTACCATAAACATCAATATACCAAGCAGTTGCATTATCAGTTGCTCTACCAAAACTTAACTGACCACCTTCATTAGATGTATCAACTCTACCTGCCTTGATTTCTCCACCAACAACATCAAGTTTAATTCCTGCTCCTGGACTTACTGTTCCAATACCAACACTCTGATTTACTGCATCATATACAAAGTTAGTAGCACCCGCAGATACATTATTGTTGTTAAAAATAACTTGTTTGTCAGTACCAGCAACTGGTCCCGTTAAACCTTGAGTTCCTTGAGTACCCTGAAGACCTTGAGTACCTTGAGTACCCTGAGTACCTTGTGTTCCCTGAAGACCTTGAGTACCTTGAGTTCCCTGAGTACCCTGAAGACCTTGTCTTCCCTGAGTTCCCTGAAGTCCCTGAGTTCCTTGTAAACCTTGGGTTCCCTGAAGTCCCTGAGTACCTTGTAGACCTTGTGTACCTTGGAGTCCCTGAGTTCCTTGTAATCCTTGAGTACCTTGGAGTCCCTGAGTTCCTTGTAAACCTTGGGTTCCTTGAGTACCCTGAGTACCTTGAAGACCTTGAGTACCCTGTAATCCTTGAGTACCTTGGGTTCCTTGAGTACCCTGTAATCCTTGAGTACCTTGGTTTCCTTGAGTACCCTGAAGTCCTTGAGTTCCTTGTGCTCCTTGAGTACCCTGAAGACCCTGAGTTCCTTGTGCTCCTTGAGTACCCTGAAGACCCTGAGTACCTTGTGTACCCTGAGTACCTTGGAGTCCTTGAGTACCTTGTGTACCTTGGGTTCCCTGAAGACCTTGAGTACCTTGTCTTCCCTGAGTACCCTGAAGACCCTGAGTTCCTTGTAATCCTTGAGTACCTTGGAGTCCCTGAAGAGCGGCATTCTGTATCGTTGCCTTTCCTACAACAGTTCCACTTACATCATAAAGTGCAATAAAGTCACCACTTTGAGGGTCTGTAACGGTAGGTAATCCATTAATATCAAGATTACTAGCAGTTCCATTAAATCTGGTTGCGGTAATTTGACTATCGGTAATATGAACTCCACCGACTGCCAAACGAACTCCATTTGGTACTTGAGTGCTTCCAATACCAACACCATAGTTGAATAACCATGCATCAGTAGTACCGGCACCCAAAGTACCACCCTTAATCCACATAATTTGCTTATATGTGGAAGCAATACTATCAATACCAACGACACTAATATCAACTAGTGGAGTACCTTCGGTAGAAGCAATAGCAATACCACCGTGATTTGCCGTAGTGTCTGTAGAAACATCCTGATTGAGGGCATTTGTTGTAAATCCTAATATAATATCTTTATCTCTAACAACTAGTTCATTAACAGAAATAAATGCCGTAGTACCACCGACAGTTATGTTTCCACTAACATTTAAATTTGAATTAATATTGGTAGTACCATTAACAGTAAGACCAGTAAATGTAGGAGTATCAGTTAGGGCGATTGTTGCGCCTACTCCGGTTGCGGTTGCGGTTAGATTTCCACTTACAAAGTTAATGGAATTAACACTATCCGGAGTTCCTACAACAGAACCTTCTTCACGAATTGTAATACCAGTAATTGCGCCAGCGGCAGCGGCAGGAACCCAAGTAGGTGCGGCACCAACTCCATTTGATTGAAGAACATACCCAGATGTGCCATTTGCCAAGAATACAGTATTATCAGGTGAAGACTGATAAGGTATATTACCAGTAGCACCGCCTTTTAGATTTGTGGCGATACCGGCATTAGAAACATAATCGGCAATTGTGATAGTTGCGCCAGCACCAGATGCTGTTGCAGTTACATTTGGTCCTACAAAATTAACAGAATTAACACTATCTGTAGTTCCTACAACAGAACCTTCCTCACGAATTGTAATACCAGTAATTGCGCCAGCAGCGGCGGCAGCAACCCAATCTACTCCAGAACCAGTTGATGCGAGAACTTGCCCTGGTGCTCCAGGTTCATTATCCTTATCAAAGAGAGAACCACGAAGTCTAATACCACCATTTACATCTAAGTTTGTTGTTGGAACTGTGGTTCCAATACCAACTCTTTGATTTACAGCATCATATACAAAGTTAGTAGCTCCGGCAGAAACATTATTATTGTTAAAAATAACTTGAGAGTTAGAACCTGCTATTGGTCCCGTTAAACCTTGAGTTCCCTGAAGACCTTGAGTACCTTGAGTACCTTGGGTTCCTTGTAATCCTTGAGTTCCCTGAGTACCTTGGGTTCCTTGGAGACCTTGAGTACCCTGAAGACCTTGAGTACCTTGTGCTCCTTGAGTACCCTGAAGACCTTGAGTACCTTGTAGACCTTGAGTACCCTGAGTGCCTTGGGTTCCTTGTAATCCTTGAGTACCCTGTAATCCTTGAGTACCCTGAAGACCTTGAGTACCCTGAAGACCTTGAGTACCCTGAAGACCTTGAGTACCCTGAGTACCTTGGGTTCCTTGTAATCCTTGAGTACCCTGAGTACCTTGTGCTCCTTGAGTACCCTGAAGACCTTGAGTACCCTGAGTGCCTTGGGTTCCTTGTAATCCTTGAGTACCCTGTAATCCTTGAGTACCCTGAAGACCTTGAGTACCCTGAAGACCTTGAGTACCCTGAAGACCTTGAGTACCCTGAGTACCTTGGGTTCCTTGTAATCCTTGAGTACCTTGTGCTCCTTGAGTACCCTGAAGACCTTGAGTACCTTGTGCTCCTTGAGTACCCTGAAGACCTTGAGTACCTTGTGCTCCTTGAGTACCCTGAAGACCTTGAGTACCCTGAGTGCCTTGGGTTCCTTGGAGACCTTGAGTACCCTGAGTGCCTTGGGTTCCCTGAAGACCTTGGGTTCCTTGAAGACCTTGAGTACCCTGAAGTCCTTGAGTACCTTGAACACCCTGAAGGGCGGCATTTTGAATTGTGGACTTCTTCAGAGTTCCATCAAGATTATCATAATAAAGAATATAATCATCGGCAGTTGCTGATACTTCAGGTCTATCGGAAATTAAACCTGGTGATACACTTCTAATACTTGATATTGTAACTCCTGTTCCTAGAGTAGTTGAAGAAAGTACTTCAACTTCATTAATTTTATAAACTTTATTATTTTCTAAATCAAAGTTTTCACTTGATTTTAATGAATCACTTGAGAAATCATAGGTTAAAGTCTTACGAATATTAGTAGACCCAATACCGATTCCGGCACCATCAAGAAGTAAATTGGTTCCTACTGTTGTTGCTATGCCTATTTGAGCATCAGCAATCTCTACAATGGTAGAATTAATTGTGGTTGTGGTTCCGTCTACATATAAGTCACCTTTAATTCTTACGACACCAGTATCAACACCTACACCAGCAGGGTCAATAATCAGTTCGGAAGGACCAGTAATTGTATTGGTGTTAATGCCAATTCCAGTACCAGAAACTCCTCCAATTTGAACGGTTGAGGTATTTTTATTGAACGTAAAGTTAGAAGAAGCTCCAGAAACTCCTGCATCATTAAAAATTACCTCAGTATCAGAACCGGCAATAGGACCAATCAGACCCTGAAGACCTTGAGTTCCTTGAGTTCCTTGAGTACCCTGAAGACCCTGAGTTCCTTGAGTACCCTGAAGACCTTGAGTACCTTGTGTACCCTGTAGACCTTGAGTACCCTGCTCACCTTGAATTCCTTGAGTTCCTTGAGTTCCTTGAGTACCCTGAAGACCCTGAGTTCCTTGAGTACCCTGAAGACCTTGAGTACCTTGTGTACCCTGTAGACCTTGAGTACCCTGCTCACCTTGAATTCCTTGAGTACCTTGAATACCTTGCTGTCCTTGAATACCTTGAGTACCCTGAAGACCCTGTGTACCTTGAGTACCCTGAAGACCTTGAGTACCTTGAGTACCTTGCGTACCCTGAAGACCCTGAGTTCCCTGCTCACCTTGAATTCCTTGAGTTCCTTGCGTACCCTGAAGACCCTGAAGACCCTGAGTTCCTTGAGTACCCTGAAGACCTTGGGTTCCTTGAGTACCCTGAAGACCCTGAGTTCCCTGCTCACCTTGAATTCCTTGAGTTCCTTGCGTACCCTGTAGACCCTGAGTACCCTGCTCACCTTGGATTCCTTGAGTACCTTGCGTACCCTGAAGACCTTGAGTTCCCTGAGTTCCCTGCTCACCTTGAATTCCTTGAGTTCCTTGCGTACCCTGAAGACCCTGAGTTCCTTGCGTACCCTGAAGACCCTGTGTACCTTGAGTACCCTGAAGACCTTGAGTACCTTGTGTACCCTGAAGACCCTGAAGACCCTGTGTACCTTGAGTACCCTGAAGACCTTGAGTTCCCTGCTCACCTTGAATTCCCTGAGTTCCTTGAGTACCCTGAAGACCCTGTGTACCTTGAGTACCCTGAAGACCTTGAGTACCTTGTGTACCCTGAAGACCTTGAGTTCCCTGCTCACCTTGAATTCCCTGAGTTCCTTGAGTACCCTGAAGACCTTGAGTTCCTTGAGTACCCTGAAGACCTTGGGTTCCCTGAGTACCCTGAAGACCTTGAGTTCCCTGAGTACCCTGAAGACCTTGAGTTCCCTGCTCACCTTGAATTCCCTGAGTTCCTTGAGTACCCTGAAGACCTTGAGTTCCCTGAGTACCCTGAAGACCCTGAGTGCCCTGAGTTCCCTGAAGACCCTGAGTGCCCTGAGTTCCCTGAAGACCCTGAGTTCCTTGAGTACCCTGAAGACCCTGAATACCTTGTCTACCCTGAAGAGCGGCATCCTGAATTGTTGATTTATAAATTTGATCAGTTGTGTTATCATAGATCAAAATCAAATCATCAGAAGTTACACTACTTGTAGATATTTGACCCTTAATTGCCTGTTTTGTAACAATACCATCAAAGTATGGAGAAGTTACTGTGGTATCAGTAACCTGCATACCACCAGCGGAAAGTCTTACTCCATTAGGTACTTGAGTAGAACCAATACCAACACCATAGTTGAATAACCAAGCATCGGTGGTTCCTGCTCCCAAAGTACCACCCTTAATCCACATAATTTGTTTGTATGTGGATGGAATACTATCAATACCAACGATACTAATGTCAATTAATGGACTTCCTTCCGTAGAAGCAATTGCAATACCACCATGATTTGCGGTTATATCGGTAGAAATATCATTATCAAAAGCATCGGTGGTAATACCAAGTATAATATCTTTATCATTAACTTTAAGTTCATTAACAGCAAGGAATGCCGTAGTACCACCAACGGTAATGTTCCCACCAACATATAAGTTAGAACCATCAAAGGTTAGGTTATTGGAACCGACAGGATTATTGGAACCATCTTTATAGATAACTTGGCCTGATGAACCCGCTACTGGACCTTCAATTCCTTGAGTTCCTTGTAATCCTTGAGTACCTTGAGTACCCTGAAGACCTTGGGTTCCTTGAGTTCCTTGAAGACCCTGAGTACCTTGAGTACCCTGAAGACCTTGGGTTCCTTGAGTTCCCTGAAGACCTTGAGTTCCTTGAGTACCCTGAAGACCTTGAGTTCCTTGAGTACCCTGAAGACCTTGAGTTCCCTGCTCACCTTGAATTCCCTGAGTTCCTTGAGTACCCTGAAGACCTTGAGTTCCTTGAGTACCCTGAAGACCTTGAGTACCCTGCTCACCTTGGATTCCCTGAGTTCCTTGAGTACCCTGAAGACCTTGAGTACCCTGCTCACCTTGGATTCCCTGAGTTCCTTGAGTACCCTGAAGACCTTGAGTACCTTGTGTACCCTGTAGACCTTGGGTTCCTTGAGTACCCTGAAGACCTTGAGTACCCTGCTCACCTTGGATTCCCTGAGTTCCTTGAGTACCCTGAAGACCTTGAGTACCTTGAAGACCGGCAGCAAAAGGAGAAACCCAACTAACTCCAGCACCAGTAGAAATTAAAATAGAACCAGCAATACCTACATTACCATATACGTCTACTACCGAAGATCCTAATCCAACAGGTCCACTGAAAGTAGATATACCAGAAACATAAAGATTGGTTAAAGAACCACCAGTACCAACTAATTCACCATTAACATAAAAGTTAGAGGAAGTTACAACACCAGTAAAATATCCATCACCAGTTACCCAGAGTTTTGATGTAGGATTAACAGACCCTACACCAATATTTCCCGATACAGTTAGATTATCATCAATATTAGTTCTTCCGCTGTCAGAATTTAATTCTAAATTTCCAGAAGTACTATAAATTAAATTCGCAGCACCTACACCAATTTCAATATCATGAGCATCTACACCAGCATTAAATGTACCCTTTCCAAGAAAATTAGCATCTTTCCAACGATTTGCTCCAGAACCAATTTGAGGAGCTCTACCAATATCATAAACACCATCGCTAGATGGATATAAATTTGAAGAGATTCTTCCAGGAATATTAATTAAATTAGAACTATTAGCACCAAGATTTGTATTGCCACGAACGTCTAAGTCATACTGGGCATCAAAGACTGTAGAACCAATACCTACACGTCCAATTACTTCTACTACCTGAGTTCCTTCACTATAAGAAGATAAACCTACTTGGAGTTTCCTTTGTCTGCCGCTGACGTACTTATCCATTTGTTAGTTAAGAGTTTCTAGAATGCTTGCTATGAACTTAATATCAGTATTATTACTTGCGGAAAATCTAAGGACATCACTTGATTCCAGAACTAACTTTCCTGCTAACAAATTTGCCGTATCATTTCCAGAGATAGGATAAGATAAAATAATTTCAGTTGTAACCGCAATTCCTGTTCTTTTATTGGTTCTTTGATGTGCGAATGAAACTGTTTGTGTTTGTGCTCCAATATTCGTTGCCTGTGCTAGAAGTACAACTCCAGTATATCCAACTGGAGCAGTATAAATGCCGACATTATTAGTATTACCAACAGTAGTAATCGTCTTGAATACATTAAGTGCTAATGCCATTATTTAATCTCCTCCTAGTGCTAGAATAAATGGTGTAATGGTAGAAAATAAACTCTTAGAATAAAATGTACCAGATATAGTACCCGTCTGCTGATCAATTACAACGCCATCACCAATTCTAAAGTTTCCTGATTGGTCCGTACTCGTGAATACAACCAATCCACCATTACGAACATCGGTCTCATTCTCTTGAATTGGAACCCCACCTAATGAGGGAAGAGCAGTGTCAATATTTGTACCAGAACCAATATATTCCAAAGAATGCCCTGATGCCAAAATACGACTCTGTTTAAAAAATGGAACCTGTGTTCCAATTCCAACCTCATAAGGAACATTATCATTTACCGTAATAGTACAAATACCGGCAGAAATTGGAGTAGAACTTAATATTGAATAATAAGTTGGAACCATTAAAGGAACCGCTACTGCTGTATTTATTCCAACTTCAGGACCGGTTAATGTGACTGTTGGTGTATAAGTATATCCTCTACCCGTAGAAACCATATCAATTGCAACAACAGTACCATCTTTAACTTCCGCAACTGCCTGTGCAACAACTCCAAAATCAGTTTCTGGATCAGATATAGTAATTTCCGGAGAAAGAGAATATCCAGATCCACCATTAGTTATTAATATCTTTCCTACTGTATAGTAAAGTTTGTTAAAATATACGACCTGACCATCAAAGGGTCTTATGACATTAATTTTTGCCGTGCCGCTACCTACATAAGTATGAGGTAATGTAGAAACTCCAACATTACAAGTAAACACCGTACTTGCCATAGACACTTGTGGAAGTGAAAGGATATTCCCGGCACCAATACTAGTCGTAATAATTCCGACAAGATTATCAATAAAAGACCGAACATCGGCACAAGAAGCAGGACTCGTATTACTTCCGGTGAGTGGATCCGCAACAACATTCAAGTCTTTAACTGTTAGATTATTAGTAATTGCCAGTTTCATTAGTTCTCTGGCAGAAGTAAATCCAACTATTGTTTGTATCTCTTCTCCAACAAGACCATTATTTAAGGGAAGACCATTTTCTCCAAAATAAGCTTTTGTTGCTTCAATAGAGTTTTCACTTGTAAAATCTCTTACATCTAGTGATACGGCATCTACAATATATCCAATATCTCTCTTACACTTATCTGGACTTGGATTTACAAAAGATGGGAATTGTGTGGTTATTTGATTATAAGAACTATCAATAATTTCTTGTCTATTTGCCCGAATTAAATTATACGAATCAACATATCTTCCCGGAGCAACAGTTTTTGTTTCAAATATATATCCCTTTTTTCCGCTTGGGTATGTAACAATTCCGGGACCAGAAGGGCAACTAAATTCAAGTCCAGAAAGAGAAATACCCATACCAACCGAGAACTTATGAGCACTATCAGTATAGGCAGTTAAAAGTCCCGTCGTATTATCATAAAGAGCATTTACTATATTTAAAGTTGGTACATTTAAATCAAGAACAAAAGTATCAGCATTTTCTGCTGCAGCACTTGTGACTATTCCCGTATATTTTTTTGCTCCAACACCATCAGCAACAAGAGCATAGTTTCCAAAAGATGAGTTTGAGTTTGTAAGATCACAAGCACCACCAGATCCACAATAAACCGCTATGTCATTACAAATTGTAAAGAGAGAAACTAACTGAGCATACCCCCCATTTGTGATTGAAACTCCAATTCCACCCTGATTATATTGAGTGAAGGAATCCGTAACCATACTCCTAGTTGGACCTATGGCATCATTACCATCAATTTTCATTCCAATACTATTTGGAATGAAATTAGTACAGTTACGAATATATGCCGACTGACTTGAAAATCCAATCGTATTTGGATTAAAAGCAAAAACTGCCTTACCAGGATTCAAAGATCCTGTATAAGACATTTCCGTTACATAATTTCCTTCTGTAACGTGAAATAAATCTTGATTTGAATTTTGTGGAGATATTGATACTTCTCTTAAACTATCTCCAACAATTGAGACCTGTTTTGACAAAACTAAAGGATTATTTTCTATATAAGATCCAGAAGCAACTCTAATAACGGATCCTTCTGTTGCGATTGAGAGGGCTGCTCCAACAGTTGCTTTTGCGTCTCCGAGTTTTTTTCCTGTGTTCGTATCGTTTCCGTCTTTTGTGACATATAAAATATTAGTAACTGTTGCACCCGCACCGAGTCTAACAACTTCCGTAGAAATTCCAGTCTGCGAAAATCTATCTCTTAAAGTATAGACTTCTGCATCAAACGTATTTAAAGCTAATTCACCTGTTCTTAAATCAGAAACCGCAGGTCTTTTGCCGGGTACAGCAGACCTTTTAATACGAATCGGAGTTGCCATTTATTACATTCGGTATTTACCAAAAAAGCAATATATATTGCCTTGATTTATTTATTCAAGAAATATTATTACGTCTTGGGCGATAAGAATATAGATTTGTTGGTGCCTCTGGTTTCATCCATTCTTGTATTTTATCAAATCTCTCTTCACTATAAAAATCTTGCTGGACATACCATAGTTTCCAGTGCTCGTGCCCCTTGGATTGATTGCAGGAATGACAACAGGAAATTACATTCGTCTTTACATCAAGTCCACCCTTACATTGCGGAATGATGTGGTCCAGCGTGATATTCTCTTCCGAATCACAATAGGCACACTTGTGTTCCCATTGCTCTTTTATATTTTTCCTCCACATTCGTTTTGCTTCTGCTTTACTGGTCGTTTCTAGATTAAACAGATAGTCCTTAAACGAGTGTAGAGGAACCATAAGTATTTGCAACTTATGATTATTTATTCTTTGTTCTTATAACTTCTACGAGTTCTTTGAGTGTAATATAAATGTAATGAAACTCATCATAGTAAGTGATGTCAGAGTCTCTCTCAAAAAAGTTAAGTAGATTCATACAACAAAAGGTTCTTGTTGTCTTTCTGGTAGTTTGATTTGTGGCAATGGTTCTCCAGGTCCATTGGCACCAGTTGCAGTTGGAATATCATAAGAACTACCAACACCACCTTGAACTATCTCATTTGTTGGAAGTGCTTTAGGCATTTCTACATCAATTACTTGACCCATCAGAAACTTATTCCTTGTGATTTGTCGATTATGTGGGTCAAAATCAAACATCAACATTGCATCTGACCACTCGGCACAATCTACAATTTTTCTTCCAGTTCTTTTATCAATCACTGAAAAATATTCTTCACTATTATACTTTTTCATTATTTGGTTGCGAAGGTACTACAGGATTGCGATTTACATTCTTAATCACAATAAAAGCATCGTTTTGATATGTGACAGTACCATAAGGTTTTGCCCATTTTGGATTTGCATCGGGATTTGTTTCAGTGCCAGTTGCGGCAACACCACCGACTTGTACTACAATCTCATCCGTTGGTTCCCATCCAAGATTTTGAATGGCAACGGCAAGTTGTCCGAGCATTTCGGAACTCACAGGTTCTCCTCCTGTTCGGTAAGAATGACACAATCAGACTTGGGATATGCCACACAAAGAAGTGCCCATCCATCTGCCATTTGGTCATCATCAAGGAAAGATTGGTCTTCATTATCAATCTCACCAGAGACAACCTTACCGGCACAGGCAGAGCAGGCACCTGCCTTACAAGAGAAAGGAAGATCAATTCCTGCCTCATCTGCTGCTTCTAGAATATATTGGTCTGCGGGACATTGAATAGTTTGTTCGGTTCCATCGGCGGAACGAAGAGTAACATTAAAAGTCATAAAAGTTGTAGTGACTATGAGTAATTATACCACTTTTTTATCTGTGGTGGAAGTGTTTGTTGGAAAATCCTTACGGTCTTGTACAGGTCTGTAAAGTCCAGGCCAAGTATCTTGAATAATCTCTGCGAGTTTATATGGAGTTGTTGAGGATATCATCAGTACTTTTCCAAACAATATACACCGTTCTTTTCTAAGATGGCAGAACAAGTATCCACAAAATCTCCACAACACATATAAGTGATTTTGCCAAAATTGCGAATATTTGCCGAATGTATGTGTCCGCAGATTACACCAGAATATTTCTTATCTCTTTGAGCACAATAAGAAGCAATATCAGTCTCATATTGATTGATATAGTTCTTACCACGCACACTATTCTTCAAAGCATAAACCAAAGAGAAACGGAAGAACCTCTCAAAAAATAAACTGAGTGGTGTAATGAATTCATATCCTTTATTAAAGATGAGTTGTTTCCAAGACCCAGAAGAATACTCAGAATACTTATCTCCGTGAATACAAAGAAACTTATTTCCCTTTGAATCCTTGTGCGTATATTCATCAACCATCTTAAAGTTCTTGTGTTCAAAATCAGTATAACGACGAATCATTCCTTCGTGATTTCCAAGAATATAAACAATCTCGGTTCCTTTCTTTGCGAGATTGAGAATCTGATGAACACATTCGGTGTGCTCTTTTTTCCAACGAGTATTATATTTTTCCATACAGTAGATGTCTATAATATCACCTACCAGAACTAACTTTTTGGTTTTGAGTTCTTTCAGAAACTTGAGAAACTTTTCAGTATTACATCGCGGAGTTCCCAAGTGAACATCAGATATGAAGACTGTATCGTAAGTCATATTCAGAATCTTTTTGGAGTGTATTCAATTCCTTCAAGAAGTGTATCTAACATCGCACCATATTCTTTGAATCTTTTGTCTCCTGCGATAAAGCATCTTTGACGCATCCAAAGAGCATCCGCAAGAAGTTTAATTTGCTCTTCGGAAAGTGATAGGTCTTTCATTAGTAAGAAGTAACTGTTGTATGTATTATAGCAGAGACATTATGAAAAGGAACAATCCAAATAACTGGAAGAGCAGGAGGATGAGGAGCATTTTATTGGTGCTTTTGTAAGTATGCAACCAAATCTTTAAGGTAGTCAGATGCTTTATCCCAATCCCCATTAAACCTATCATTAAGTTCTTGATAAATTTTTTCTGCGTTTTCAGGTGCTAGATTGGTTGCCTCAATAAATCCTTCTTTAGTAATCATAATGTTTTAATGTTTTTTCTGTAAGGTTAATGATTTCAGTTATGGGTAATTCTACCACATAACACTCCGTATATCCACTGTCCGTGGTCTCAAAATCAATTTTATAATCTTGGTATTTTTGATGGATGAACTTTTCAAGATGATGAACTTGATAATGAATTCCTTTCCATATTTTAATTACACTATGTAATTTATTTTTGGTGTGATTTGCTAATTTATTGAAACTTCTACCAACCTTATAAACCAGTTTACCTTCAAGATAAACAATAACCAAATACAAATAATCAGTATCAAAATATCTTTCTTTCCAAGGGTTTTGACAATTATTGCCCTTTATTTTTTCTCCATATTTTTTGACTCTTTCATCAGTTTCTTTGGTTAATCCTTTATTCCAAACTTTTTGACCTGTTTTCTTTCCTTTATTCCAAGGTTCTTTACCTATTTGCCATTCAGAAAAGTTTCTTGTTATGCCAATTGTTTTAAGATACTTATATACAGAAACTCTTGGTATGTTTAGTTGTCTTCCAATCTCGTGGGAGGATAAACCAGACAAATACATTTGCTTCCAAATCTCCCTATCCTTATCAGTATATCTTACATTCATTTGTGGTCTGCTCACGGATATTATTATTTATAAAAAAAGAGACCTTTACAGGTCTCTTCATTATATCACAATTTAGTGATTATATCAACCTATAGAAGGAGCAGTTAGAGCAACCGAAGTTGTTTCTGCTGCCGCCAAATCTAAAGGAAAATTATGTGCATTTCTCTCGTGCATAACTTCCATACCCAACCCAGCTTTGTTCAATATGTCCGCCCAAGTAGGAATTACTCGGTTTTGACTATCCAGAATACTCTGGTTGAAATTTAGTCCGTTGAGGTTGAATGCCATAGTGCTTACGCCTAGAGCAGTAAACCAGATGCCCACAACGGGCCAAGCGGCGAGGAAGAAGTGAAGTGAACGAGAATTATTGAACGAAGCATATTGGAAAATGAGTCGTCCAAAGTAACCGTGAGCCAATTGTCCAAAAGTTTCCTTAAGGGTTGGACTATATCTTCACCTATTAAAGGTGCTGGGCGCTCTTGCCTGTTATTAAGGGAACTGTATCCCTCAGGTAGTCTCTGAACCTTTCCTAGATGTATCTAGGACTTGGATGCTGATTGCCATATCCATAAAGGACTTAGGTTTCCAGCAGTTCACCCAGTTTAACGTGACCCGCTCTGTCAAGCCACGATGTTATAGGTCTCTTCTTCTTGACCGAACTTATAACCATAATTCTGCGATTCAGTTTCAGTAGTTTCACGAACCAGTGAAGAAGTCACCAGTGAACCGTGCATCGCAGAGAACAGTGAACCACCGAAGACACCAGCAACACCAAGCATATGGAAGGGGTGCATCAGGATATTGTGTTCTGCCTGGAAGACAAGCATGTAGTTGAAGGTTCCAGAGATACCCAGAGGCATTGCATCAGAGAAAGAACCTTGACCGAAAGGATAGACCAGGAATACAGCAGAAGCAGCAGCAACAGGTGCTGAATAAGCAACACAGATCCAAGGACGCATACCTAGACGGTAAGAGAGTTCCCATTCACGTCCCATATAAGCATAGATGCCGATGAGGAAGTGGAATACAACGAGTTGGAAAGGTCCACCGTTATAAAGCCATTCATCAAGTGAAGCAGCTTCCCAGATAGGATAGAAGTGAAGTCCGATAGCATTAGAAGAAGGAACAACGGCACCAGAGATGATGTTGTTTCCGTACATTAGAGAACCAGCAACGGGTTCACGAATGCCGTCAATGTCCACAGGAGGAGCACCGACGAAAGCGATAATGAAGCAAGTCGTAGCAGCAAGTAGGCAAGGAATCATAAGGACTCCGAACCAACCAACATACAGACGATTGTTAGTGGAAGTAACCCACTCACAGAATTGGTTCCAGGTATTTGTGGAACGTTGTTGAGCAATTGTAGCAGTCATTTGTTTTAAAAGGGTAAGTATGATTCAGGGGGACTGAATAGTTACAAGTATTCCCACGACACCCTCCATCGTGGGTATGAGGGATGCTTTACTTCTCTTGATCCCGGTTGGAGAAGACACTGGGTTTCAGAATTGTTACGTTTCTTAACCCGTGTATGTATATATAATAACACTGTTAGGAAATCCTGTCAATAGGTCCAATTACCTAAGTGGCACAGTATAAATAGAACCCTTTGTCAGCGGGCATATTCATTAATCTTATCCAGAACCATATTCAGATATTGATCGGCAAGTGATTTAGGATCAGACGTATATCCGATATGCTCATTTTGAAGTTTCTGCTTTAACTTCAATACCTGATACTTTATCTCATCCTTTGTTAATTGTCCCCTTGGCATAAAAAAAATCCTTCTCTCCGTATTTAGAGAGAAGGATTGATATAATTATTTTTTTAATGTGAGTTTCAATATATTAAGTGCGATTGTGGATATAAAAAATCCACAAAATATTGCGACAATATCAGAACTCACCATACTCCGGGGATAATTTGTCCAGTCAGTGCATAGGCACCAAAGGCAGCGACGATACCGATCATCGCAAACCAACCATTAATACGCTCAACCTTTTCGTTAAACATTTTTTTTCTCCTTAATAAGTTTCAGAAAGTTGATTGATAGAATGCGCCAGAAGCACAAAGAAAGAAATACTTGTTACAGTAAAAATGAGTTCGCCCATCAGATTACACCAAAGAAGAGGTGCCCTGTGAGTGCATAAGAAATAAGTGCTGCAACGAAGCCCAGCATCGCAGTGCGTCCATTCAGTCGCTCTGCCCTTTCTGCGTGAGTCTCAAGTGCATAACGCTCTGCGTCGGACTGAGACACATACATTTCGGGTTCTTTGGCAAACATATTCTGTTGCCCAAATTCATTAGTCGTAACGGTCATTGTAGTTTTATTAAGAACTGTAACATATTATATATGAGGAAAGAGGTCTTGTCAAGCACCCTAGGTCAGAAAACTTTAACTTTGAGGTTGAGAAGGATTAGTAATTCTGCCCAAATAAGGATCATAGTTCATTAAATCATCAATCTTTAAATCAGGTCCTTGATTCTCCCAGAAATTAAGAAGTCCATCATGACTCTGGCGATGAAAGACATCAATATGCTCTGGATGAATAGAAGAACCTAGAGCAATCTTATAAAGGAATAAAGGAATTGAAAAAGTGTTTCCGGAATTATAAATTAAGTCATCGGCAACTGCTCTTGGCTTTACTCCATTATCTAACTTGTACTTATCATCACGAACATGATGCTTAAGAATTTTTTCTGCATGATGACGAGTGATTATATATGCGGCAGTTGAAAAATCATTTACAAATCTTTTATGAAGTTTAACATGTAAATCTCCTGTACAAATAATGGCAAGTTGAATTACATCATAATCATAAGGAACCTTGGAAATAAAATCATTCCAAGTAAAATCCCAACACCTTGCAAGTTGCAAATCCACATCGTCTTCCATAATAACCGCATAAGGACTATCGGAAGTTTCCACCCAATGCTTAAGTGCTTTAAGGTGGGAAGTAGTACATCCAATTTCTCCCGAAGTCATATTATCGGGATAACGACCCTTAATAATATCACTCAAATCATCTTCTCTCCCATCATAGGCAGAAATGCGAGTATAGTTTTCAATATCCCAATACTTAAATTGCTCCTCCATATATTCCTTTCTTTCTGGTTGCCCATCAAGATTTAGATAATATATTGGACTCATATTTTTGAGTTTATATGCTGATTTATTTTTATCCATTTTTTAAATTTTATTATTATAACAAGAATACTTACGAAGATACTTTTGACTTTGATAATAATTTACAAGTTGAGATTTATTTAATTTTTCTAGATAATTCCAAAGTTCCATGTTTTTTTGCAAATATGGATTATTATGATTGGAATTTTGACCTCGGGAATGTTCTAGATGGTAAACATAGTCGTCTATTCTTCCTACATTATACCCCATCTTATCAAATCTAAAGTATCTTTCTTTGTCTTCCGGTGACCAAGACACAAAGTTTTCATTTTCCATACCAGCATCAATGTAGGAATCTTTGTTAAAAAATTGCACATGCCCATATTCTGCTTGATATGGTTTGAACTTTTGTTCTAAAATACTAAAATCAAATTCTTGATTTATAAATTTAGTAACTATTTCATCATCCGCAAATATTTGTTTTTGAAACATACCAAACCCATAGGGATAAACTACATCATAAGACTGATTTAGAATCATTTCACAAGACTTTTGATATGTTTCTGGTCTTAATAATACATCACAATCATAATTTACAATAACTTTAGTATTAGAAATAGAAATCATTTCATTGATGATCTTCATCCTATGAAAAACAGGATCTTCCGATTGTTCAAAAAGATAAATTAATTGTTTAATATCATCACCAACAAATTCTTCAATTTGAGGGAGAGCATAATCTTTAAAAAATTGATTTGAATCTACTTCTTTGACAATAATATTAGTTTTAAAGGTCTTAATAAGAAAGCAAAGAACCGTAATTATGTTTCTAACCCTATCATCAGAGTCAATTCTGATAGGAATCATAAAAGTACAATCAGATAAATCTATTTTTTTCATATTTTAATCCATCCATCCAAATATAAATCCTGTGTTTGATTTTTAGCAGTATTTCCACTTGTACCAAACCAGTGTAAAGGGGCAACTACTTTTTTAGATTTTGCCAACCATGCCCCCCACCAAGAGAAAGAAGAATTGGCAATAATATGATAATGGCACATGCTCATTAGACATAAATCAACAAATCCATTATGAGATTCGGAAATCATAAATCTATCTGATTCAAATAAAGTCTGAGACTGACACCACCCAACATCATCGGAAAAAATCATTACCGGAATATTAGTATTAAATTGCTCTAGTGCCTTTTCATAATATGAAAGATCACATGGCGGATGATTTATAGAATTAGAAACATAATCTGTTCTTCTTACATGTAGAGCAATAATCTCATCAAAATGAAAATTAGATGTGCAAGGTTCTAAAATATATTCTTTAAACTTAAAGTCTTCTCTGATACTATCTTCAATATGCTTAAAGTATTTTTCACTCTGAAAGTATCCATGCAAATTTACATTATCTGGACAATTTCCAACATACTCAGAATCATAATGGAACTGCTTTTCTGTATAAAAATCTGCAGGAAAAAAACCCACATTTTTTAAATTATTAAGTTCAAATACATCAAATAATTTATTATCTTTCCATTTATCGCCATAGTCTGTTTTAGGAATACAGAAATCATATCCTTTTGTTGCAGCAATACCTCTTAACGAAGCATATTGAAACATCTGATTTGCTAAACGTCCATTTTGTCCGAGATAATTAAATCCAATCATTTTATTAGGAATAAAGAACAGTTTTTTTATCGGCAGGAGAGTGAATCATCCTTGCGGAAAAATCAAACTCATTATCGGGATAATTTCCTGGTTTTGCAAATGATGGGTGTAAAATATGAAAATCATCATAGTTTTCAATCCTATATCTATTTAAATGACTTTCATCATGAGCCGCTGCCATTACATTATTTTCCAAATCTTTTTTAATTCTTTCATCAAGTTCATCAATTAATTTAAAAATTTCTGGAATTTTACCACCCCAAATACATCCCTGAAGATATACATCGTCCTTTTCCTCTTCTTCAGTTACACATGATAAGGATCTTTTATTTCTTTCAAAAGGCAAATATTGAAGAAATTTACTCCAGTTGGCACTAAAAGTCGGATGTTGCACTCCGAAAAATGGTTTTTCATCGTTGAAAAAATCTTGATATGTAATTAACTGATCGCAACAATACATATCAGCATCAAAGTATACATACCAATCATAATCCTTTAATTGGCTTTCAATTTTTTTGATTTCTCCAAATCTTCTCAATCCACCAATACTATTATACATCAAATTATACCAATTATCTGAAGAATAATCTGATGTGGTAATTTCAATATTTTCAGATGATGGTATAATTTTAATATTGTCTGGAATGTCATCTCCAAGATCTCCATCTGTAAAAACAAAAAAATCTTTCTGACATTCTGGAACAAAATATTCCATAAGTGTTTCATAATATTTTGGAAAGAACTTGAGATAATTTCCAGTACCTATAAAATTAATAGCAATTTTTTTATTCATGTTGACTATCGGCAATGATTTTTTGAATTGAAGGAATATAATGTTTTTGAAGAATCTCTTTCCAATCAAACTTCTTTGAATATTCTACAATTTCTTTTCTATTATTTACAGAATATTCTCTATTCTCAATAATTTTACTCTCAACATACTCCAAATCAGAGATTTTATTTTCAGGAATGACTGTAATAAATTCTTTACTAATATCTAAATTTGCTCTTCCCCATTCGCAAACAACAACTCCAAGTCCAGCAGAGAGTGCTTCCATACAAACGAGTGGATGTGCTTCACCATCAGAAAGTAAAACAAGATTTCCATATTGAGTTAAGTCCTTATATAGTGTATCTTTATCCCATTCACCTAGATAATTTTTAGAAGTATCAAATCTACCATCGGCAATATTTCCCGCATACCAAAGACTAGAAATAGACTGGAACATAAACTGACGTTTTCTATAATCTATCTTTGCAAGATAAATGGAACGATCCGGATATTCCGGATTATCTACATAATCAAATTTAGATCTATTAACTCCATTTGGTGCCAGAAATAACTTATCTTCGGGGATATTCAACAATACTTTATACATATTCCGAATTCCATCAGATAAACAAAAAGTATTCGGTCTAAGACGAGCAAACTCATTAGCAATATTTACATATCCACCAAAGAGTTCGGGTCTTTCTAAGTAACCATAATGGCTTGTAATTGCCTTTGGTTGTTTGATATGGGGATATAAAGTAATAAATTCATCGTAATGAATGTGAACAAAATCAGATCCAAAAGAATCAATATCCTTTAGAATCTGATTATAATCTTTAGTATTCACAATTTGAACTTGGTGCCCCAGAGATTCCAAAGCAATTTTAGTGTCCCATATAAGAATTTCTACCGCACCCCAAGCAAGAGGTGGAATAGGCATAATTCCAGGACCAATTAAAGATATTTTCATAAATTATTTCCAATGAGTAAAATCTAAACCAATTTCTTTGAAATATTGAATCCAAGTTTCTGCAGTATCATACTGAGATGAACGACTGTACTCATGAAACTCAACGTAAAGTTTTTTAATTTTTTTAAAGGATCCACTCTTTTTCATATCTTCAAGGATGGTATATTCCTCACCCTCAACATCCAATTTTAATATTATATCACATCCATCAACATTTAGATAGTCAATGAAATTTACTAATCTAACCTTTGGTACAATAATTTTTTTATAATAATCCCGCACGTAATCTTCTACATTTGTATATGTAACTCCATCTACATCAAATGGAAAATTAAAGGCACCGTCCTTTATTTCTGGAGATTGAATTCTAGAACTTAATCCAAAATAATCTTTATTTAAGGTATTGGGATCTTTCTCTATATGAAATTCAGTAAATCCAGTTTCATCAGAAACTGCAACATTAAAATAATGAATTCCGTCTGTTTTATCTATAAAATCATAGACAGCAGTATTTGCTTCAAAAGAATAAACTTCTTCAATATCAGAATGAAAACCAAGAATTTCAATTAGTCCTTGTTTTAAATTTGTGCCACAATCAATAAAAATAGTCATTTGTAGTATATGCAATTAAAGTTGTGATTGAATCCAATTTTCTAATTTAACTTCTGGATTCCAACCAAAAATTTTATTAATTTTTTTATTATTTGCAAGAGTAATTCTTGACTCTCCTGGTCTAGATGGTAGATTAATGACATTATTTGAAATCATTCTTGCAATTTGATTAATAGAATGATTTGTTCCTGTGCCGACATTATATACTTGCCCAAATGCTTCTGAATCTGGATTAGAAATAGCAGCCATCACATTTGCCTTCACAACATCACTAACATGAGTAAAGTCTCTCCGCTGATTACCATCACCAACAATAGTCAGGGGTTCTCCTGCTGCTTTCTGACGAAGAAAAATACCAATCACCGGAGCATATTGTCCACGTAAAGGTTGACGCTCACCATAAACATTAAAGTATCTAAAGCAAACAGTGGGAAGACCATAAAGACTGGTATACATTTTACACAGTTTCTCACCATTTACTTTTGAAACGGAATAGGGATTTAAACAGTCATCGGGTTGTGTTTCAATATTTGGCGATTGATTCATTCCATATGCAGAAGAGGTTGAAGAATACATTAATCTCTTCACACCTGCCTCTCTTGAGCACTGAAGGACTGTGCATGTTCCAACAGAGTTAATGCTTACCGCTTCAATTGGATTTAAAATTGCTGGTTGAATTCTTGCTTCTGCAGCAATATGAAACACATAGTCAACTCCATCATAGAGAGGACGTGTGTTTTCATAATCACGAATATCGTACTTGTAATTTTTCGCCTTATCATTCCAGTAAAATTGTTCATGAACATCCGAGTATTCATTATCAATCACGACAACCTCGTGCCCCATTTCAAGAAGACGATCTACAAGGTTTGATCCAATAAATCCCGCTCCACCAGTAACTAAACTTTTCATACCATTTCTTGAAATAAACAAAGATGATTCTTACCATTAACCCTATTAAACTTAGTAAAAAGATTCTCTTTTATTTTACAGAGATATCCAATTGCTATTTGTTCATTATTTACATTTTTATTCTCAATCATATAATTCAAAATATTATCAATTTCATTGCCGATATTTTCAACGGCAGTTTTATTTCCACCAAACATACTTCCACAGATAAAAGAACGATTATCCCAAAAATAACTTTCGGATAATGTTTGAGGATTTACAAGGTCAGGATAACATTCAGTATTATACTGGATTAAGAAGGTATTGTCAATTTGTTCCAGTGCTTGAAGAGCATCTTCACTGGGATAATCATTTTCAAGATTACAATCATATAAAAATCGACTGGCACCTGCATCTAACCAAAAGAAAAATTTAGAGTTAAAAGGATTAATCTCAGATGCTTTTTTCAACCACTTAAATTTAGAATATTGAATGACAGGATACATTGAATAATTACACTCAACTCTATTTGTGTCTGCCATATTTTCTTTATAAAATTCAGAATCGATAACTTCCTGAATTGAATCTTTCAGATGAAAATATGGTATTTGTTCTAGTGGTTCAGTAATAATTTCAGTTGGCAAATCTTGTCTGACTTCTTTGATCGTTTCAACCAGAGACTCTTCTGTGAAGATAATAAAAGGACATTTTATTTGCAGTGTCTTTGAAAACCATTCAAGATAATCTTCCCAACTTCTATTATCATCTCTTTGTAGTTCTTGAACATTATAAAGAGATGTAATAATTACAAAATCAGTTTTCATTTTTATAAAGATAGACGATATCATCATACTTATTTTTATTTACCCTCAAATCAACAATTTCAAAAGTATCAAGATATTCAGAGACTTTCCATCCTGGATTATCATCAACATCTTCAATAATATAATAACCACCTGGCTTAAGTTTTGATTTAAGAATGTTCCAAGTTTTTAATGTAAGACCTGGATCATGAGAAGCATCATCAATAATTAAATCAAATTGTGGACAGTTTTCAAATAAACTTGGATCATCTTGCGATCCCTCAGGTAAGAAAATAAATCGTTCCCTCTCTTCTTCTGTAAGTTGGAGATTCGAATATTCTTTATCAAATCCATAAATTTTAGTTGTATCCGAAAAAATGTCTCTCCACATTCTCAAACTATATCCAGAAGATACTCCCACCTCCAAGATACAAAGATCTTTATTATCTTTGACTTTTTCAAATACTTCCGGATAAAAAAGTTCGTAAGAATGATCTGATCCTTTATCACTACAACCAGTCCAAGGGGTAGAACTGTAATGTTGGATGATTTCTTTTGCTTTTTGTTTGAATGATTTTGCCATTTTATTTCATATTTTTAAAATGTTCAAAGTTAACATGCTCAACCCAATTTGGCCACATATTAACTTGTAAAGGTTTGCAAGATTCGTAGTCAAAATTATGAATATAAAATTTGGAATCAATTTTATATTTCTCATACCAATCTGTTGCTTGTTTATATATGATCGCTCCAAAGTCACCCAATCCGATTTTTAAATTTTTCCTAGAGCAAACTTCTATACAATAGTCTCTTACATGAATTACGCCATTTTCATAAACACTTGGAATAAATTCATACCATCCAGATAAAAACTTTTCCATAGATTCTGGTTTTCCCAAGAAAAACCAATCGCAAGGATTATTAGGAAACTCTCCAGCATACAAATGACCACCATTCATTGAACTTTGAAAATATATTGTATTTGACTCTAGAGTAACCTGGGATAATATATCTTTAATTGGTTTAGTTAAAATAACATCTGGTCTAGATTTAATAACGACATCAATATCATTATATTTTTTAGTTTGTAAAAATGCTTGATAGTTGGAATAAGTTTGACTTAGAAGACCATATAAAACTATTGGAGTAATGATTTTATAATGCTCTATACTTTCACCCTTCCAAACATCAAAATTAAATTTTTTAAAGAATGTAATATCAAAATCTTTATACTTTTCAACGCTACAATCAGTTACCTTATATCTTTCTATAAATTGTTTATCTAAATTTTCATCACCAAACCGATCAGTAAACCATAACTTATAAACTTTTTCATGATAAGATTTATCCCACCAAAGATGAGAGCAAACCTTATCATTTTCATCTATCTGATAATTGGAAAAATAACTAATATTTTCATCATAAAAAATAGGTTGTCCAGAAAATAAAAAAGCGCAATTCATTTTTCAAAAATAAAATTTGCAACTTGTAGAGTATATTTCCCACAATGAATTGTAAAAGGATCTGGTTCAGAATAATCACAAGAACCTATCAAAGTTAAACCCGATGATTCAATCAGTTTAACAACTAATTCCGGTTTAATAAACTCACCAAATTTATTTTCAACATCAACATCAGAAACAATAATAAATTTACCGCCAGGTTTGAGGACTCTATAAACTTGTTCTGCAATATCTTTCCATCCCTGATTATTAATTTTATTAGTATGAGATCCATTAAAATGTGTTACAGCGCAAGAATCTATAAAATAATCTACTGAATTATTTTCCATATCCTTAACTTCAGCAAGAGCATCATTCAAAACCATCCGAACTAAACTTCCGGAAAATGAATGACTAACATCGCTAATATCAATTCCGGTTACATCATGACCCAATGAAGAGATGATATGAGGTAGGGGAGAACTAGAACATCCAAGATCTACGATAGTTTTTCCAGTTTGATCTAGTTTTTCAAAATAATCTGCGATTAAACACCACTTCATCAGAGCATCATCATTTTCCCAAGTAACATGGGGAAATTTTTGAAGATACCCATACTCTTTAACTTTACTTCTACAAAACTCTAAATCAATTGCATTCAATAATTTACTATTAAAATTCATTTCAAACAACCTCTTTCCACTGTGCTGAGTTTTCAATAACCTCCATATCAGTAATCAATCCAACTCCAACAATATCTTCGTGATACTCTGAGGTAACATCAGTATATGTTGGGACATATAATTTAGCCCTATTCAATGCTCCCATAACTTCGGATGGTCCACAAATTTTTCCACCACAAACATCATACTTAGCATGTGAAACATATGGGTTTTGGAAGTCGTCAATAAAAATTGTATAATTTTTAAGATTAGTAGTTACAAAATTGACTTCATCAAACAAGGGCCAGGAATACATATGCTGTCCTTTTTCCATCCACTCCCCATGTGCATCGAACCAAAAAACGGTTTTCTTATCTTTTAGATCTGGTTCTTTGGCAAAGACATAATGAAGAATTTCTGGTGATGGCATTTTTTGCATATCAACATTCTTAAAATCCTTTAAGATATCATAAGACACCGAATATCTGTAGTCATCAATCTCACAGGTATATACCTTTTTGTCCGAAAAATTATCAGCAATAAAATAGGAACTTTCAGCATAAGCAGTTCCGGTTTCAATAAAAATATCCGAATCTTTCATACACTCATAAACAGTATCAATAATGTAAGTGTCTCCATGAAAGGGATTACCATGCTCCCAACCTGCTGGATCTTTACTAAAGTTGGCTATTTTGTATTTTGCCATTTTCCTCCGTAATTAGTTGAATAAAGTTCTCTATGTTGATGCAATAATGGATGACCAGAGTTTTTCCAATTTGGATTTCTGATACACTCAGTTTGGTCTGGATTATCGGTATAAGTATACCCAAATAAAGAAAAAAGAAAAGCAAGTAAGTAATCATAACAAATCATTCTTGGATCCAATTCCAAACCACCAGAAAGTTTATCAAGATCATTCATCAACTTATCATACATCCCATAAAATGAAGATGTTTTCATGACACCGCCAGCGGGGCCCCAAGTTCCATTATTTTTACCTCCATTCATTATAACATATTTCTGAATGATTTTGGGCATTACATTCGCCGTTGGTCCGACAAGATCAGCATCAAATGGATGCAACTCTCCTCGTACCAAAACATCTGGTTCCATTAAAACCATATATTCGGTTTTACAAAAGTCACATCCATTTTTTAGTCTTCTCAAAAACTCAAGTGAGATTCCCATAAAAAGGTCAATATCTCCAGAGTTTTCTCTAATATATTGATCTACATCTCTAGCAATACCAACTACCTCCGTAGTTTCTTTTATAGTCTCAATATTTCCAAAATTTTCTTTTAGATAAGAAAAATCTAAACCATTATCAGAAACAAGATAAATTGGATTTTCTGGGTAAAATTGTCTAAATTTTTCCAAAGAATACTCAATCGCCGCCTGCTCTTTGTAGCAGATATAAAATACACCTAAGTCCATACTATTTAATTACTAAAAGAATGTTATTATCAATGTTATTTTTTTCATGAGGTAACTTCATAAGTTTTACATAGTTTAGAGAATAATCATTCTGCAGTTGATTAATAATATTTTCAAAAGCATAATAAGTTGGAAATGTTAGATCCTCAATAATAAATATACCTCCTTCTTTAAGTTTATGGATGGATTCTCTAAAGAAATTTAAATTAGAACTAAATTCATGTTTACCGTCGTCCATAATAATATCAAACTTCACACCAACTAAAGAAGAATTCGTCCACATATTTTGTATGGAATGTGGATCATCTTGATCGCAATGAAAACATTGCACATCATTTATATTTTCTACATGAGAAAAAAATTCATCATTTACGTCTCCAAAATATATTTTAGATTTTGGAAAATATTCTCTCCAACTTTTAGCAGAATCTCCATGATAAATTCCAACTTCAAAAATATTGAGATTTTCATTTCTCAAATGATTAAAAAGATAATCATATAAAGATGAATAATTGTGCCACCCAGGATCGGAGTCTTTTCCTAATAATCCCTTCCAACACCCATACTTATAGAATATTTCACATAAGTCAGTTTTTTGATTTAGTTTATCAAGATTTAAAAATGAAAGTATTTCATCTTCTTTAATTTCAAGTAAGTCGTTTTCCATATAATTTAATAATTCCGTATTTTTTAATTCGCTAATACCAGTAAAATGGTAGTTATCATTATTTACACCACTCCAAAGAAATGGTCTATTTTCGTATCTTAACACCCGATATAAGAAAGAAAATCTTGGAAAAGTTCTAGGTAATTTTCCATCTAGTATATATCGGTACACCAAACAATTCAAAACATCTTGATCGCCACAAGACCATTGAAATTCTGGGTCTGGATTATGATTGGGACTCTTTGCAATTAAATCTTTATTCTTACATAAGTCAAGATACTCAGAAATAAATTTTCTTCCAAAATTATTATTTCTTACTAGGACTCTTGCAGCATTGATGAGATGTGAATTTTTCACTACTCGTTTTTCATCTTCACTGAAGAAATAATCTAATGTATATTCTTTAACAGATGACTTTACATAACAACCTTCCCTTTCCATCTGAAACCAAACATCACTTGAGTTCTCACTCAACATAGTTTCAGAAATGGATGTAATGTTCTCCCAATCAGTTTGCCAATACTGTTCGTTCTTAACAAAATTACCGTCGTGGTATAAAAGTAAAGAACCTTCTGGTATATTTTTTAGCGTATAATCAATCAAAAATGGTTTAAAGTCAAAATAACCAAAATTGTGAACATGAGTATTTTGATCTAAAGGTTCATCATAACAATTACAAATGTCTTCACTATTAGGAAGAAGTTTTAAAGTTCGTTTTGTATGAACAAAAATATCTTCAAAAAATGGCGCTAAACGTTCTTTAATTTGGTTAGATGTTTCTAACAAAGAAAATCCCTCATCATATGGTGGACCTTCGGAGCAAAAAGATAATAGATACATAATAATCAATAATTAACTACTTCAATAAGTTCTTTAACTCTGTTTATATAAGTATGATTTTCTTTAACAAAAAGCATTTGAGATTTAATTAAGTCATAGTTCTCTTTTTCTTTTTGAGCATCAAAGAATAATTGATATGTATCCTCATTATAAATGATATTACCATCAAAAAATTCATATACTGGTTTTGAATTAGTAATTCCCAGTTGACCATAACTAATGTTTTTGAAATTCCTACAAGGAATATAACCCCACTCTTTAAATGCTTTGTGTCTTACATCGGGCGCAAGATAAGATTTTTGAATTATTTTCCTCTGTTCTTCAAAAGATTGAGGACTAATCCAAGGGCAGTTATACTTAAATTCAAGACCTTTCTCTTCACAAGCCCGAATAAAAGGATTTAAATAAACTAAATTATCATACTCAGGTGGTGCAGTTTTACAATCTTTTGGACCACCTTGACCACCACCAATTGTTCCGGCAAAGAATACATAATTTTCTTTGGGAATATACATATCTTCTAAATTTATTTCATCGGGCAATAGGTCAGTTGCCCAGGTTGTATAAAAATAATCATACTCCGAACCTTTCTCAAAATAACAACCAGCACCAATCTTTGTTGCTTTACTGCGGTCTAAAGAATAGTTGTAATTTTTATCAACCCATTTATCAGCATTATATCTAACATCAATCAATCGTCCAACCTTACCAAGATAAGCGCCTGCTCCAGGATTACCTTCTACACGATTATCTTTGTTTCCAATATAATGAACTGCATAAGTTGAATTACTGAATAGAGGAATATTTGGGTTTCCAATAACTGCCCACTGTTCAGTAAAAATTAAAGCATCATTAAACAGTTGAGGATCAAAATTATCTGAACCATCAATCCAATAAGTTTCATATCCAAGTGCCTTAAAAGCATTATAATATCCGGAATGAATATATGAATGTGTATGAGAATATAATTTATACCCCCACACAATAACTCTTTTATGTTTCAAAATGATACCCCCAAATCTAATGACTTTGTTTTAATTTGATTATTTTTTAAATGATTTCTAAGTAATAATTCAACACACCAAATATTTTCTTCAGACATTACTTGATGATAAACTGGTTCAAAATGATAATATAGACTACTCCAAACATTCATAATTTTAGGAGATCCCATTCCAAACCAATCACTAATCATACCTGAAGGTTGATTTAAATCTTGATAATATAAGATATCTGATTCAAATTTTGAATTTAAAAAATCTATCTTAACAGAAGGGCTTACATCATATCTTAAAGTAATTACAAAATCATACTTTACATTATTTTCAATAGAATAATTTTCCCTAAGAAAATTGACCACCATTTTACTATAGCATTGACTATGGCATCTATCAATAGTATACTTTTCAAAAAATTCTATTCCATTTGGATCATCCAACCCATAATCAAAACATTTTTTAATGTTTTCTTCTGTTACTTTAATATTTGAATTTTCCCAATGTTTTGGTTTTTCAAAGTAAAAAGATTTTGGAGCATAGATATCTAAAAGTTTTTTATCCATATCAATGTCACAAGATCTACCCCAATGCCCTGGAGTTCTTTTGCCATAATCTAGATTATTAGGATCATACCAACAATGTAGAAAAACGTCTACATCATTACCATCTATGAGAGTTTGTTTAATTCTTTGAGAAGTTTGTATGGCATTACGTGGTTGACCAGACAAACATAATGCAATTTTCATAAGGAAATTTCTTTTACCACTTTTTTAATTAAAAATTCAATATTTGTATTAGGTTCCCATCCCAAAATTTGTTTTGCTTTTTGATAAGTTCCCTTAGAATATTTATTGGTTTCTTTTGCAACAATTTGCTTATCGAGTGAATAAAACCCATCGAATAGTTCTGGATAATTATCCCAAAGTTTTGATGCTTCTCTATAAATTGGTTTAATATTTGTGTTAAACACTTCACAGATATAACTTGCGATTTGATTTACAGAAACAAGTGTCCCCGTACAAACATTAAAGGTATCATCTGGTTTTTTCTCTAAACATAAATCAATCAATTTGACAACATCATCAACATGAATATAATCTCTACTCTGTTCACCATTAGAATGTAGTATTGGAGAATTATTATTCATAATTTCCCTAACAATATAGTTAATCAAAGGTGGGTGTTTTCTATGAATATCTTGTCTTGGACCAAATACATTAAAAAATCTGAGTGTAGTAACTGGCATACCATAATTTAATCGGTATGATTCGCAAACTTCCTCAGACATTTTTTTAGATAAAGAATACCAAAGTCTTGGATTTACTTTTAAATCTTCAGTAAAAACTTTTTCTTTATTATTCTCGTAAACTGCACTTGTACTTGCAAAAATTACATGGGGAACATTCCATTTCCTAGCACATTCAAGAATATTCATTGTTCCAGAAACATTTACATTAATAGTTTCAACTGCATTAGTTTCACAATCAGGAAGTGCGGTAATAGCGGCAAGATGAATAATACAATCATAATCATCTTTGATTAATTCATTTAGATTAGAATTACAAATACTAAGATTATAAAATTTTCCAAAAGTTTCACCGTTAATGGTTAAATTTTCCAAATATCCATTTCTTAAATTATCAATAAATGTAAGTATGTGTCCTTTTTTATATAAGTAATATCCTAAAGTAGATCCTATTCCACCTGCCGCTCCTGTTAAAAGTATTTTCATTTTAAGAACTCCTTTAAATTATCACTATTTCTTGGTATATTAATTGCCTCGCAAGAAGGATATGGATTACTTTTTGCAAAATCATTGATGATCACTCTCTTACAATGAGGTAATCCCATAACTAGTTCATCATATAAAATATTTTTTTCTTCTAATTCAGAGACCGTTATATCTTTCATATGTTTTGGTCTACTTGTTGTCAAAATTATTTTTACTTTACCTGATGCATATAAAGAATTTAAATAATTAATATTGTCTTGAAGAGGATCGGCATTACCAATATAAGGTGGAAAATGTATAGAGGAGTTTGTTACCAAAGTTCCATCGATATCAACAAATAAACACTTATATTGAGATTTGTACTTGTTCCAAGATTCAAGCGTTCCCCAATCTTTAAAATTAAAAGTTTTAAGACCATAAAAAGTAGAACCAGATAACATCATCTCAAATATAATATGGCTAATATAGCACTCACCTTCCATGTCTTTTAGTTTCTCATAGGTAACACAAAATTCTTTTGCATCAGAGAAAGCATATCCACCACTGGAAAAAGTAGAACTAATAACTTGTTTTTCTACAATATTAGTTACTATTTCATTAATATCAAGTTCAATATAACTTTTAGTTCTAGCATTAATATCATCCATATCATTTAAATCAAAATATGCAATTTGGTTTTTTTCTTCTACCAATTCACATTCATAATATCCATCAGAATCTTTAATAAAAATGAATCCATCTAATGAATTTTTATTTAAAAAATTATAAACAGTCTCTGACTGAGATTTAGTTTGATTGGATAGTAGAATAATATTTGATTTTTTATTTAATTGAAGTTCTTCAAGTTCTTCAGTAAAACCTTTTATAAAATTATATTTGTCTTCATGTTCTTGAAGGCAAATAAAATATATACTTTCAAAAAAATCTAAATTTAATCCTAATATAGATTCTGTGACCATAAATCTATTAGTCATTGGATGTGTTAGCATCCATTTTGGTCTCATATTTGGGAAACGACTAGACCTTCCCGCCATAGGAATTATTAAAGTCCGCATATAACTTTGACGATTTTACCATTGTATCAAGTATACTTCTTTGATCAGAAAAAGTCAAGTAAGGTTCAATTCTCAAACTATTCATTGCTTCTAAAATATCAAATTCATCAGTATCAATAAATTTAGAGTATCTATAATAAAGTTGATTCCAGATATGTTTATAAATTTGCTCCAATCTATTTGACTGTATGTTTTGGGTTTTGATACCCCAGAGATGGTAAAGATCTTGTTTCAATTTGACAAGATCAGAAATAAAACTATCAACATAACAGTCAAGAAAATCAATAAAAAATAATCTATTTTTATGAAAAATAATATTATTAAAAGTTAAATCTCCATGACAAAAAGTTTTAGGAACATAAACATCTTGCTTGCCAATTAAAAGTTCAATGTATTCCAAATAATGTTTATAATAAGTTTTATTTTTTAAAAATTTAATTTTTTCATCAATATTTGATTGAACATTAATCAATCGATAGTTTGAAATAAGAGAATCAAAATATTCAAATAAAGTATCAATGACAAATTCTATATCCTTAATAGAAGATGTAGAAAAAAATTTCACAAAAGATTTTCCAGGAATGTATTCCATATCAAAATACCCGTCCTGAATATTATGAACTTTGGGTGTATCTATATTCTTTAAAATTCGATGAGAAAATAAAACTTGTTTATTAACTTGCAAAAAAAGTCTTGAGTTATAATTGATTGATGAAGAATATTTTCTAAGTACTCTACTATCAATTAATTCAAGTTTACATCCAGATAATCCTACAGAAAAATCTAACATTGAGGATATTGATAAATTTTATGCTACTTTCATTAGAAATAATTTAAATAATATTTTCTAAATACCACTTATAAGTTTTTTGAATTCCATCATATAATCTTATAATGGGTTGCCATCCAAAAGATTTAATTTTGTCTACATTCAGAACTTTCCTTAGAGTTCCATTTGGTTTAGTAAAGTCCCACGAAATCTCTCCAGAAAAACCAACTACCTCAGAAATAATGTTTGCAAGTTCCCATATTCTAACATCTTCACCAGTACCAACGTTGATATGTTCTGACTCATTATAAACCTGCATACAAATATAACATGCTTCTGCAAGGTCATCAACGTGCAAAAACTCCCTCATTGCAGATCCATCACCCCAAAGATTTACTGATTCATTATTTTGAGTTGCATTATGAAACTTGGCAATCATCGCAGGAAGAACGTGTGATGTCTCTAGATCAAAGTTATCATTCGGACCATAAAGATTTGTAGGCATCAAGGAAATAGCGTTAAAGCCGTATTGCTGGCGATATGCCTGACACATCATAATACCAGCGATCTTAGCAATCGCATAAGCATCATTTGTGGGTTCCAGAGGACCGGTCATTAACTGATCTTCGGTAATTGGTTGAGTTGCAAACTTAGGATAGATGCAAGAAGAACCAAGAAACAGAAGTTTTTTAACACCAAAGTTATAAGACTGTTGGATCAGATTGGTTTGAATTTGAAGATTCTCGGTCAGAAAATCTGCCTTATATGTATTATTTGCCATAATACCGCCAACTTTGGCAGCAGCAACAAAAACATACTCAGGTTCTTCTGAACAGAAATACCGCTCAGTTTCATCTTGATTTGTGAAATCTACATCACCACGAGTTCCTTTAATAATGTTAGTATAACCTTTACTTTCAAGATTTCTGACTATTGCCGATCCAACCATTCCATTGGCACCCGCAACTAATACTTTAGAATCACTGTCCATAAACGCACATATCCTCAACCAATTCTTTAAATGAAATTTTAGGTTCCCAACCTAATTTTTCTTTTGCCTTTGCAGCATCACCTAATAAAGTCTCTACTTCGGCAGGTCTGAAATATTTAGGATTGACCCGAATGACTTGATTTCCAGAATAAGTATCATATCCAACTTCATCAAGTCCTTCACCTTCCCAAGCAATCTTCATTCCAAAATAGGGTGCTGCTTCTTCAACGAACTCACGCACCGAATACTGCTCTCCTGTGGCAATTACATAATCATCTGCCTCATCCTGCTGAAGCATTAACCACATCGCCTCTACGAAGTCCCTAGCGTGTCCCCAGTCCCTCTTTGAGTTTAGGTTCCCGAGATATAGTATATCTTGTTCCCCAGTTGAAATGCGTGATAATCCTCTAGTGATTTTTCTTGTGACAAAAGTTTCTCCTCTTCTAGAGGATTCGTGATTGAAAAGAATTCCAGAACTTGCGTGTAGTCCGTAAGACTCTCTGTAGTTTTTTGTAATCCAGTATCCATAAACTTTTGCAACTCCATAAGGTGAACGGGGATAAAAAGGTGTGGTTTCTTTTTGAGGAATTTCTTGTACTTTACCAAACATTTCTGATGTTGATGCTTGATAGATACGAGTCTTATTTTCCATTCCAAGAAGACGAACTGCTTCTAAAATACGAAGAGTTCCAAGACCATCAACCATACCAGTATATTCAGGCATCTCAAAAGAAACCTTTACATGACTTTGAGCACCAAGATTATATATTTCATCGGGTTGAACTTGTTGAATTACTCTTACAAGATTCGTAGAATCAGTTAAATCACCATAATGAAGTTTGATTTGATTGTAAATATGATCTATTCTTTGCGTATTGATTTGAGAGGCGCGACGAATAATACCATGAACTTCGTATCCTTTCTCTAGGAGAAGTTCGGCAAGATATGAACCGTCTTGACCTGTGATTCCACTAATTAAAGCAACTTTCATATAAGAACTACTTTTTTATTATTATAGCAAAAAAGGAGAGTTTATGCAACTCTCCTCAGGGTCTTTTAGGCTCGCCACCAATTCTTTAACTGGAAATTGGAAACCAGGCGGGAGTAAGATCCCATCCGCACCACCAATCCTTGAGAGAGATTGGAAACTCATAATAGGGTCATATTGACTCCACCAGTACTTTTAGAGTCTCTCCGTGACTAAAGGGGGGGTTCCCGACCAGTGCTGTTATAGACCATCCGTGTCTTCATCATCTTGAAAAGATAATGTCCTATCAACAAATCCACTATGAGATATAAATCTATTAATCCATTTTTCTTGCTCGTCAATAGGCATACTATAAAATAAATGGTAAGCTGCTTTTCTTTGAGATTGACTTCTTTTAGTATGACATACTTTGCATAGAACTTGTATATTATCAAGTTGACTAATAAGATCTTGTTTACCAATAGAAAGAAAAGATTGTCTAGATTTTTTTAATCCTGGATTAATATGATCATATTCTAAATTTTTTTTAGATCCACATTTGCAACACTCATACCCACAATGTTCGTGTATAATATCTCTATTTCTTTGTCTTTTCTTTTCTTGATTATTTTTGGCAACCTGTGGATTTTTAGAATAATATTCCCTCGCTGTTTTTTTACGGAGTTCTAAATTTGCGTAAGACATAGGTTATGAATATTTATATTAATATTTATAATCTATGTATATTTACGATATGCAGGAACTCCTTCAGAATCAAGCCAGCGAGTGTAATTAACATCTTCCATAGCAGTCAAACACTGCATCTGATTATCAAAAAGATAGATGTCATTCCATCGTTTGGTATAATAATCTTTTTTCTGAAGACGATAATCGGGTTTGTTGTTAAGTTCAATAATACCTTTTTCAACAAACCGATATTCTTCTCGTTCTAATAGAACTTTAGGTTGAATCATTTTACTTCAACAGTTTCAAGGTCCTGAATGAGATAATCAATTAGAATATCATAATTATCAAGAGGGTCATCAGAAAAAATAACTCCTTCATTTTGATAAAACTTACGAACTTTTTTATAAAGTTTCGGATTCTTTACATCAAGATAAAAATCACCATTCGCTGCGGCACGAAGAGTACTAATATCTTTCTTGAATTTGATAGTCAGAGACATCGCTTTGATTTGTTTACCTTGTTATTATAGTGTGATTTGAGTTTTACGTCAAGTATACCAGTTAGAGAACTGGCAATCGGGGTGACTGGGATCGAACCAGTGTCTTCTTGCTCCCAAAGCAAGCCGTCTACCGCTGACTTACACCCCGTAACACCACTATTTATTTCAGTGTATGATTATTATACTACTTCTTATGTCTCTTGTCAAATGGTTCCCAGTGTTGCCACCCATATTCATGAACTGCCCATATACCAAGAATTGGAGGTGCTGTCAAGAGAAGACCTATTATAAAAAGTGATGCCTGATTGTCGAATAATTTTTCTACAAGATGAAGCATTATCTGTGCTCTCCACTTCCGACATATAAAATAAACATCACAATCATCATTACAAAAACTGATTGAATAACTTGATAGGTCATTATCCTCTGTTTAATTGATTAACAACGGTTAAAAGTCCGTGAGCATAAAAACCCAATAATATGGCACCAATACAGGCACTAATGACTGATGCCGTTTTATTGTGCCTATCCATCGCCTTCGCAATAGACTGGTCTATCATTTCCTGAATCTCATCCTTATCCATTTTGTAAGAAGTCATAATACTTGTCTCTAATTTCTCTATCCACATCATCAAGACTCGTTAATGGAGGAATCCATTCTCCATTAATAAGTTTATCAGCAAATCTATAAACACTTGTATCAATAATTATTTTTAATCTAGTAAAAGAACTTAAAATAAACGCTCTCTTCTGAAAGTGTTCGTCCTTAATTCTCATTGCTTTCCGTTAAGATATTTTTCTAATGGATCTCTTTTTGATTTAACTATTTCACACGCTCTGGTGTAAAACATATTATTAGTATTCCCAGACTTCTCAAAAGTCTGCTTGATCTTCACCCAGTTGTCATAGGTGTGTTGATCCATAGAGTTTTAAGTCGAATACTACTAATTATGCTAATGAGTATTTTGAGTCTGTCAACTTTGTGAGGATTTATTGACATTAACGGAGAGAACAGGAATCGAACCTGCGAAGCTTTTAAACCCAGCCGCTTTCAAGGCGGTGTCCTCGACCAACCGGACTCTCTCCAATAAAAGTCCTTAACGGACTTCAAAATCAAGTTTTCTCACCTTACGTTGGCGTCTTGCTTCTTGCCAAGCAATATCCTGAGAGGTAAGAACACCAGATTTTTCTTTGGTACTCATAGAGTTTACCATAACAATCTTGGATAAGTCAAGTGCCGTAATATTTTCATTATTACGAATGGTTGCCATATTAGGACATCCACAAGTAATCGTTTTACCAGACTTACCTTCTATCTCACTTCCGCAAGACTTACATCTAATTTTTAAGTTTTCCATCGCTATAATTAATTATTCAGTAAATGATCTTAACATCCAAACTGCTTTTCCGTGAGATTCGTTTAAATCGTCAACAAGATTAATAGTTCCTTTTGAGTTTTGCTTCTCTGCTTCATCGGACACTTCGGTAAGCATCTCAATAATTTTCTTATGGTCTCCCATCAATTGCTCAACCATAGTCTTGGCATCAATGGACTGTGCGCTATTTGATGCCTGCTCCACCCCAGAAACCTCTGTAATGCGTGATAGGGTGCTTACGGGTTTCATACCCAGAAATCTCATATGTTCGGTGATACGGTCGATTTCTTCAAACATTTCCTCATATTGAGCACCAAACAAATCGTGATATTCCTTAAAATTAGGTCCCACCACATTCCAGTGATAGACCCAAGTTTTATGAAATAAAACAAAAAGTGATGCCTGAGTATCACTCAATAGTTTGAATAGTTTTTCCATTACTCAAAGGTGTGCTTTTGAGTATTTATAATAAGTGCCCGATACAGGTAATGCTCCTGTCGATGTCTGAGTGTAAATCAGGTCCCTTCACTTGCTGGGTCATCGGGCAATTTAATAACTCCTGCGTGAATCATTCTATGGCAGTTAGAACATAAAAGAACGCATTTGTCAAGTTCTAGTTGAAGTTTATCCCAACCAATACTATTGCGAGTTAAATTAAACTCTTTGATTGATGGGTCCAAATGATGAAAATCTAATGCAGAATAATGTTTATCAAATCCACAACAAATACATTTTCCACCTTTGTATTCTAACATTTTATGTTTAGTTACTACAAATTGCTTACTTCTGTATTTGTTAAGGCAAGATTTACAAGCCCATCTTTTTTTGGAACTGTAAGTATTCAAATTCGTAAGTTTTACATTACAGAACTTACAATTATCTACATATTTTGGTTCTTTGTATGTGCTAAGATTATATTTTCTTAACCAGTGTCTGACTGAACCTTCACTTTTATTTACAAGTTTTGAGATTTGCCTGATGCTTTTTCCGGCAGACACCAATTCGGTTAAATACTTCTCTTCCATAATAGTAGCACATTTCTTATATTATTTATACAAGAAGTGTGTTAAAAATTAATTAGATTCTAGCATATACTCTACGGTATTGGCAATATCATTCATAGCATCACGAAGATTTGGTCTTTGTCCCGATTCTTGCTTAATGATAGGACGATGATCGTCAGTTAAAATCCACCGCCACTGCTTCATACCCTCACAATACCAGAGATTAATTTTCATTCTTTTGATACTCTAATTCAATCCATTTAAGAAGTGCGTTTGCTTCTGCTCTTTCACTTTCATTCATTAAAGGTCCAAATTCATCAAGATAAAAACCCAATGCTTTAATGGTTAATTTTCTATCACGCTGGGAAATAAGAGACATAATCCTCCTAACTCATCATTTATAATACATTAAAAAGGGGGTTGTGTCAACCCCCCATCTATATCAGTTTGCGATACGCTTCACGGCAAGTCGTGATTTGTTGAGAATACTGCCCGCAAGAGGAACATAACCCAAATCATCAGCAATCATTTGTGCCTTAGAACTCAGAGCATAGTTGAGTGCCTTCTGAATATCATCTGCCTTTGCTCCATTACCAGTCTTATAGGCAAGAATCCAAGTCAGAGTGGAGATAGGATAAGCACCAGAGGCAGAAGGATTAGGACTTTCTCCAGCAAGATTTGCATCCAGTTTGATGGAGTTAAGAGCAATAGCACCACTCTTGGCAGTAGGAAGAACAAACTGTCCTGACTTATTTTGAAGAGCGGCAACTTGCAGTTTGTTTGCTCTTACAAATCCAGTATTCACATAACCAATTGAACCTGCGGTTTGACGAATTGTTCCAGAGACACCTTCATTTCCTTTACCACCAATACCAACGGGCCAATTGACGGACTTACCTACACCAGGTTTCCAACCACCGAAGGCATCCAGAGAGTTGGTAAAGGCATAAGTGGTTCCAGAACCATCAGAACGATGAACAACGGTCATAGGACCTGCAGCACATCCAACTGCTTTCCAGTCCTTGATGCGACCTGAGAAAATATCCACAGTTTGCTTCTGAGTGAGTTTCAGAGAGCATCCTGGTTTATTATAGGCAATCGCAATCGTTCCACCCACCATCGGGATTTGAACGACACCACGCTTCACTTTAGCCGCCTCTTTTGAGGAAATAGGCTCGTCCGTTGCTCCAAAGTCAACTGTACCCGCAATAAATTGACGAACACCAGCACCAGAACCAACGGACTGGTAATTTACACGATTACCAGTTGCAGCATAGTCCTGAAACCAGCGTTGGTAGATGGGTGCTGGGAAGGTGGCACCAGCACCATTCAAAGCAGGTCCAGCAAGTGTTGCTACGGGAGCAGCAACCAGACCAGCAACAATAAGATTTTTGAGTTTCATAAAAAGTGAATAACTACAGGGCAATTCTAAAGTAAAGGAAAGATAAAGTCCACTAAGATTTGGTTAAGAAGTTCATAACATAAAAAAACCACCCAAAAATTGGGTGGTTCCACTCAGGTTATGAGTGATTTATCAGAAGGTGAACTTGGTCTGAACCACTCCACCCCAAGAAGATTCACCTTGGAACCTTTGGTTGTTGCTCACATAGAAGAGAGCAGGAGTGATGCTGATGTTGTCAGATACGCGATACTTGTAGAAGACTTCAAGCATTGTGGCATCATCACCAACGAATTCAGAATTACCAGGTTGACCCACGGCAACACCAGCGGTATTACCTTGAGCAAATACATCAGACCACTGAAGTCCGACATACCAAGTATCAGAATCGGTGGCACCAGTTTTAGAACCACTACCATCCACATCGTTGTATCCGTAACCTGCTGAGATAGAAGGAACGAATCCACTCTCAGAAGGTTGCCAATAAGCACTCAGAGCAACGGCGTTGCTTTCCTGACCTGCAGCAAGGGCACCAGAACCGCCACCAAGAGCGTTGAAGGTGCGAACACGACTGCCCTCAGTACCATAACGGTAAGCAACGGCAGCACCCCACTGAGGAGCACGATAACCAACCTGAGCAAGGAAGTTGATTCCAGAATCAGAGTTGAATACGCCAGTTTCAGAACTGTCGCCATCTTGGGAGACATAGTTCAGACCAGCAACGAATCCACCTTGACCTTTCTTGGTGGGTTGCTTCCACTGAGCACCAAAACCAGCACCAGTTGCCTTGTTATAGACACCAGGAGCGCCAGCAAGTTGGAAGAAGTCCAGGATTTCCGACTTATAAGCAGTAGGAACCCAAGTCATCTCGGTGTTACGAACCAGAGGACCAGCAGTCAGAGTTACACTCTTACTAACTGGGAACTGATAGTAAAGACGGTCAATTGTAACCTGATCGGCAAGAGATTCTGCCTTATCAAGTTTGAACAGAGAAGAACTGGAACCAAAAGGATCGCTACTGAAGTTACCAGAACGCAGACGAGTGCGGAGCAGGTCCTTACCAGTGAACGAGGTATCAAAGTTCAGACGAACATCATAGTTAAATGCGGTATTACCCACATCGGCACCTTTATTGGTTACAAGACCAGGAACGCCACCAAGAACGAAGTTTACCTCACCCTTGAGTTTAGTTGTGGTAGAGAATTGTGTTGCTTCCAAGTTTCCAACACGACCCTCCAGACCATCAACACGACCCTTGAGTACGGC